CCTCACCTAATATTCCGAATTCGGCTGCTGTTAGCCCTCCACCAGTATTAGTTGATGACGAGCTTATAGTACTAGCAGGAATTATACTATCGGGATTCAGGTAAAGACTCATGGAAAGCTGCCCTGTGCTCAGTCTTCCAGTTACAGTACCTTCTATTCTTACCCACGAATTAAGTGGAATACTTGCACTAGCAGAACCAACAGTGCTGCCAGAAGCATTATTAACAGTCAGTGCTCCGATATTACTAAGATAGACAGAACACGCTCCAACAACAGAGATAATTTCTATCGTAGACCCGCTGGAGCAGTAATTTGTCAGGTACACATAAAGCCGGTACCATAACTGGTTAACCGTGCCGTCTGTTATGGATGAACTCCACGATCCATAAGTCGTATGATTCGTCGCAGATGAAATTCTGGCTGAATAGTTGTTATTGCCATTATAGGTATTGTCATAAGCTAAAGTTGACCCGGAACCTAAAGTTACAGTGTCAAAGGCATTACCTGACAAGCCACCAGAATTACCGGCTGTTATTGTCGTTCCCTGAGTTCCGCCTGAAAAATTATTGACTAAGTACGCGGACGGCGTTGATGTCTTCGGAACTGTATTGTGTAGAAAATGTTTTCTCCACGCTTGTCCTGAAAAAGCTGGCATTCACATCACCCGTACATCAAAAAGAAGTCATCGTAGTAAGATGCTCCTCCTCCACCGGCTGGATTTGTCACAGAATTAGGGCTGTAAACACTCTGCTGTCTGGCCATATGCTTTCTTCTCCATGTCTTACCCGGCTGAATTATATTTGAGTGCTGTCTCGATCCTGGATTAATCGGTGAAGATTGCCCAATCACAGGCCCAATATATCCTGTCTGAGTGGCAACTGCAACATCATCGATCCATGTCGGTGAATAGACTACCCCATTAAAATCCCCGAACAGTATTTCTTTAACGGTGTTTCCGTTAAAAACCTGTGCTGGAGCAGAGGTTGTCGTAGACAGTGGTGTTACAGAATCCATCGGGTTAAAAATTTTTAATTCCGCCATGCCGCCGAGTGTGCTGACCGCAACAGGGGGTGCATATACATAACCCTCTATCCTGGTCCACTGATTAAGCAATATCGGGGCCGGTGCTGTTGCTATTGCCAACGATGAGGAGTTAGTGATCGCTATAGCACCAGTCGGAGACACCTGCAGACGAGAAATAAAAGTAGATCCTGTCGGACCTCCATACAATTCCAGGAAGGTTGCAACAGCAGGAAACCATTGGGTCGGGTATACATAAAGCCTGAACCAGACTACAGACGAACCATCTGAGATATACCAGTTAACTGTCTGATTGCCACTATATGAGTGAATTAATGCAGATCGATACCCATGCGCTGCTTGTACAGTATCATACGACAATTGATTCGGAGCAGCACCATTAATAGTGGTAAAAGCATTTCCGCTCAGCCCGCCGGAATTAGCGACAGTGATAGCTGTTCCAGGAGTTCCACCTTCAAAGGAATTATACAGGCTGGTAGACTGATTCGAAGTAAGTGGTGATGGTTGACGCCAGAATCGTTTTTTCCACGCTTGACCAGCGTTAACGGGCATACTTCACCACACTCTCAGCTAATTCTTGTTTCTGTTAGTTCTCGCCGCGAACAATTACAGTGTTTACAGTCATTGTGTTGCTTGCACTGTTTGTACTGAAGGTTGCTGACAAAGTTAACCACTGATTTACAGAGAAGTCTGTAGTCTGAAGTGCTGTTGGTGCAACGACTCCCCATACCTGGCTAGCAGTAGGTCCGGCGCCGCCCATGAACCACCCTGAAGTCTCAAGGTTTGTGGCAACTGATGAAATTCCGAAGCCTGATCCTCTGTTAAGAATGTCGGCATGAAGAACTAGTGGTGCCGATGAAAAAGAAGTAACAGTAAGCGTTGGGAAAGTCAGGATAGGAAATGTGGCTGCTAGTGTGTTAGCTGCCGTGCTCAACTGAAGGGCAAGAATAAGTGTCGTCGCTGATGACTGACCTGAAACAGTAGCATAAATATCTATTGAAGATGTCTGACCCGTTCTTCCCTGCTGCCAGAATCCGCCCGCGAAAAGCGGCTGCTGATAATTACCTGTTGCTGGGTTAAATGCATTAGCTGCCGCTGTAGAAGAAGCTCCTACTGCTGCGTACGGAGCAGGGGGGCCAGCAAATAGAACTTCTGACTGTGTGCCTGTGTAAAAACTCATTATTAATCCTTACGTAAGAATTTTAATTTTCTGTATCCATAATATCAGATTATGTAAACCCGTTAGCCACCGCCACGTATAGCCACTGACCTATAGTAGCGTTGTAAACAAAGCCTATCAGATCAGTGTACCCCGAAGAGGTTGACAGTGAGGGTGGCGGAACGACTGACGGGAATTGGTAACCTGCTCCCCAGTTAATTAAGTATGGGCCACCGGAGCCCTGAGTTATCTGGAATAGTATTCTCTGACCGTCAGACGGACTCGATGGAGTAGCTATAGTGTGAGAATTTCCTGTGAGCGTAAGCCTGAAGTCATTTCCTAAGGCCGAATTTACGCTTATTGTCGATGCATCAGTAAGTGTTACTACATTAGGTGCCACCGGGCTAATTGTAAGATCAATCCACGTCCCTCCCTTATAAACGGCGAGTGGTGTCATTGAGCTAACAGTATAACTGTTACTAAGATCGATGTAGTCTACCAGAACTACGTTGGCTGTACCAACAATGGAGAATCCTGATGTGTATGAATTCTGCATTGTGAAATTTGTAAACATTGCTGAAACATCAGCGCCGTTGCCGTTAAGCCGCACGAGAGGGGCATATGATGGTGACGTTCCTATAGCAAGTTTACAATTGCTGAACTCCCATCCTGCCGCACCTCCAGTGATATTGATAAGATAATCATTAGGAGGTGCCGAAGAAGGCCACCCATTCCACAAAACATCTCGGAATGCTGTCAGTACAGTTGATGATCCGCCAGATCCGATAACAAAAATCTGAGCATTCTGAGACTGAATTGCCTGGCGGGTTTGCTGTACAACGCCAGTCTCATAGAAGTCGCAGTAATTTCCGCCAGGTTGTGCCCCGAAAAGCTGGTATCCGGAAGATGAATTGTAGTATCCGTAATAACACAGGCCAGCTGAGCAGTTAAACAGCACATGATCATACTGATTGCCTGAGATTCCATTGCCGATGTAGAATCCGTACTGCCACGGTCCAGATGTTGTCCATGATCCTAATGTCTGTCCGCCGTTTACAACAATATCTATTAATGTTGATCCGTCAACCTGATATGCGCCGCCGATCGCACCAATTCTTATTCCTGCAGTAAAGTTCATATTTCTTACACGAATACTTCTCAGTGTGTTCCCGCTTGTTGAACGGCCAGCAGTAGATGGGTTCCATGTCAGGTAGAAAGCGTTGGGAGCAGTTCCGGTTCCCGCTATGGCGAACTTCTCGAATGTACTGTCAAGAGATCCATTTACAAATATTACAGCATTCGTGAAGCTAGTCCCTGTTGAGAAGATAGTTGTTGCCGTTGTGCCTGAACCAACTAGCTGAAAACCTAACACAGATACGATGTTAATATCTGATGAAATATGATAGCTACCCGCACTCATATGTACCGGGCCGAGAGCATAAGCACTGCTTGTAGTCTGGTTGTATCCGATAAATGCTGACTGTGCTGAGAGATTACTTGTAGCAGCAGCAGCTACAGTATAACCGACTCCTGGTGTAACTGCAGTTATATGAGAATATCCGGTTGAGAAATTGGTGCTGTTAATATACAAACCTAGATCTGTTGACAGCGCTGAGGGATTAGTTACAGTTGTAGAGCTAGCTGTGTATCCCAGATTGTTGTAGAACCGACCGCCCAATGAAGCAGCAATTGTTTTATTGAACGCAAGCGTTGAATCTGTATTTCCTGTAGGATCAGCACCAAAAGCATCAACATCAAACCATGGCTTACCGGATTCAAAGATTTGGTTTCCTGTCCATGTGTTGGCTTCGGGCAGAAGTCCTACGTTGTTATTAACTCCTCCTATAATTACTGTATTCAGCGGAACATCAAGAAGAGGAGATCCACTCTCACCGCCAACATTTTCCAGTATCAGCGCTCCATAGGTTTCCGGGCAGTATACATGATATGCCCCCGTACTGAAACCCCCGCCTATGGTACCGCTATTGCGGATCGTAATGTTATTGCAGTAAAGTCCTGATCCGGTTCCCTTAAGAAGCTGAAACAAGGAACCTGTGAATGTCGTGGTATCGTAGCATTGAACATTCTCGATGACAGAATAGCTGCATCCTGCCAGAGTGATAACTCCGGCATCACATTCTTCACAGTCGATATCCCTGAAAATGTTAGCCGCCTGCCACGCATCTCCCGTGCATTCGATATGGAAAAAAGTAGACGTTTGACTATGTGCCCCTTGTAGTACTAACGGCCCCCAAGTATTCGTGTTAATCGAGCTGGTCGGACCCACCATGTAAACAGCCGGGAGGGTGGCATTCCCGGCCATGTCCATGATTGTATGGCCACCAAAGTAACAGCCGATCCACGTCATACTTGTACCGTAAATGATGCAGTGACTTGAACTATTGGACACGAACGCGCAGTTATTGACAACCCAGCCACCGGCTCCGGATGGGCCTGTTCCAAAGTCAAAAATATGACCGGCATCACACGTAAGGGAAATATTGGTCATCGTGAGATTGGTGATGCTCCCGCTATTTATCTGGAACATATCCGTGGTTTCATTTCGGATCTCACCGAGAGCCAAATCTCCCCCCTCAGCAGAGGCACCGAGAAAGGTGACATTGCTGTAAAGAGTCATGGGACTTGTGGTCTTAAATTTATACGTTCCCAGGTAAACGGTCCCGCCAACAGCACCGGCTGCTGTAATCGCATCTTGTACAGCGGTAGTATCATCTGTTAGGAGTGCTCCTCCAGCACCGTAATCCATCGGACTGAAAATATTACCAATGTGAGCAACGATTAAATCTTCAGCATTAGTTCTGTTAGTCGTTTCAACAGACACTGCAGAATCTGCATAAGCAGTCGTAGCTATCTGAGTATTATTTGTCAGAGGAGAAGCAGTCGGCGCCGCAGGAATTCCTGTGAATACTGGTGAAACGATTGGTGCTGCACCTAAAGCTGTGCGAGCGGCAGATGCTGAAGTCGCAGAAGTACCACCTTGAGAAATTCCCAGGGCCTGTGTTACTGAAACAGGTGATCCTATAGCGCCTGTTCTGTAAACAACGTTAGGATCTAGCAGCAGTGTGCCGCTGTTATCTGTCACTGTAGCTGTTGAATATCCCCAGATTACAGAGTTGGCAATCATTACTTCAGCGGAAGTTCCAAGACTGGAGATGTGCAAACCATCGGCAGGATAAGAAGTCCCGGGAACTGATGCAACTCCAGTGAAGATTGCTGTTCCGTTGAATGACCCTGTTAAAGTAAACGCTGATCCTGAAGACTCACCGTCACTTACTGATCTTATGCCGGTGAACTGATACATTCCAGCACCTGGACCAGTCAGGTACCATCCGTCAAGATGGTTGAACTGAGAAGTACAGCCAGTAAATGCAAGCTCTCCAGTGAATCCAGAAACGGCAGTAAGGAACCATCCCTGTCCAGCACCAGAATTTTCTCCCTTGCACCCGACGTAGCGGCAGTTTCCGCAGTTGGTGATGTTCCAGTTAGAGCCAGTATTTCCTGTGGCCTCAACAGAGACGAAATATGAATCGGAAACTCCATTCATATTTACGCCGTTGCCACCCATAGATGAGAACTTACAGTGAGCTACATCCCAGAAGTCAGGATTCTGATTTGTTCCTGGCCTCATATCCAGGCCATTTCCCCCAAGATTTGATGAGGTCCCCCCGTAAACCAGAACGTCACGAAGCTTTACCCCAGCTACAGCATTGTAAGCCTGGATGCCGTGAATTGAGTTTGATGAAGGAGCATTCTGGCCGTCAATGGAAATCTGCTTTATCTGCTGCTGGCCTCCTTGTGCATTCCCGGTAGTAAGGTAGATTACAGCAGCACCGTTACCAGATGTTGGAGTGAATGCTGAGGAAGGCATAAGAATTGTGCCTGTTACAGGCACACCGCCAAGACCATAGTTTCCTGAAGGTTCTGCCCACCCTCCAGAGTCTCCCAGGAATGTGACTCCCTGAGGTATTGTCAGGGGCGCGGAAACTTTATAAGTACCTGCTGGAAGATAAGCAACTGATCCGTAAGCTCCTGTCACACCTTCAGCAGCAGCGTTAAGAGCAGCCTGTATAGATGCTGTAGCATCTATCGCGCCTGTATGATCAGCCGCGTATTCCTGAACGTTTATCCAGGACGGCGTTGGGTTGGATGTACTGTACGTAGGACCGGCTGATGTATCAATAAGCCCTGCTGTTACGTTACCAAAGAACAGGACATCATTGATCACCGTGTCAGAAGAAGTCCCCTGAACAGAGATCCCGTACTTCTGCCAGTAAGAACCGTACGGTCTGTTAAATGCAAGTCCGCCAGTTATCTGCCAGTTCTTTGCCCCGTTTACCTGCCATCCACGACAGTAGGTTGAACCGCCATTCTGGCCATTTGAGTCAGCAGAGCAGTTATCGAAAGTACATCCGTAAGAACCATAAGTAGCGTCTCCGGTGTTGTCTCCGTAGAATCCTGACTGGTAGTTATCCTGAGCCTGGCATCCTGTGAAGTAGTTGTTGTATCCTACGATGTAGAATCCGTGTGTGTTACCGCCAGATGAGCCGCAGTAGAATGACTTGCAGTTTGTGAACCAGTTGTTAGCCCCGCCAATGAAGAACCCGCTGTCTCCTGTTGTATCAGCAATACAGTTAGTGAATACAGAATCTGTAACTGACGGGTAGGCCATGTAGAATCCGTTACCACCGACAGCCTTTACATGAACTCTGTTAAAGAGCATAACTCTTGTGTCAGCAGAAGCAGGAACCTGGATACCGTTGTTCGGGCATCCATTGATATACAGATCCTCGAATGTGTGCTGAGTATCTGTTGTACTCCACGGAGTATCGATGTAGATACCTGTTCCGTTTGAGTCTCCCGCGAAAAGCTGTATATAAAGTTTTCTTATCTTTACTTCTACTGTGCCTGTGCCAGTTATCTCTATAGCATAACTGATATCTGTTCCTTCAGGAACATTAAGCTTAGTTGAAACTCCCGTGCCCTCTAGCGAGATGCTGCTTGCTGTAATAGTAACAGGAGCGCTGATTGTGAATGTCCCTGCCGACAGTCTTACTGTTCCTCCAGCAGAAGCTACCGAGCTTATGGCGCTGTTGATTGTGTTCTGGTCATTAGTTCCTGTGCAGACATAATCAGCACCGGCCTTGATTTTAGCCGATGCGCCGCTGGCCGCAACTACTATAGTATTTCCTGCTGCTATAGGCCACACAGTTGAGCCAGCATCAGTTAGCTGAAGTGTGGCAAGAGCAGCAGAAGATCCATTTGACCTTACATAATATCCGGAAGCCTGGGAACCTGTTATGTTCGTCAGGGCAGTTGACTGAGAAGCTACATCAGAAAGGTTTGCGGCCTTAGCTAATTTCAGTGCTTCAGCAGTTTCAGCGCGAGTTGTTTCTGTGGATACTGCAGAAGTTGCGAAAGTCTCAGCAGTTGACTGTGCTGTGGCAGCAGCACCAGCAGGATCAGCACCAACCTCAGTGTAAGTAAGGCCAGTTGGTGTTCCTGTAAAAGCCGGGGAAGCTAAAGTTTTATTGGTAAGAGTCTGAGTATCTGTTGTACCTACAACATCTCCTGTGACTCCGTGAACAGCATTGTCTGATCCAAGGTGATCTTGTGGTTCCTGGTAATCTCTGGCCGAAATTCCGTGAACTATTACTGCCCCGGAAGCATGAGTTGTTGCTGTAGTCCCATCCTCACCACGAATACACGGCAAAGAATAAGGTCCCGCTCCTGTTGGTGCTCCTGTTACATTGATGACTTCATAGGAAGCTGTATTCCAGTCAATGAGCATTGTGTACGGATACTGCTGCGGAAGTAACGTTATATTATAACTAGCGGGAATTTGTGGCTCGCTGACAGTATCCAGGTTGAATTCCAGAGTTGTACCTGGAGTTGTTGTGTCATAATATCTGTTAGGTGCCATTAAATTTCCTCTAGTATGTACTTCCTGTGATCAAGTTCTTCCACGATCCTGCCGATCCTGCGCCAGATGAGATACACGGGCCAGTTCCGCAAGAAAGACCAGAATTGCTGTTGTAAGCAAGATCTCCTACTCCGGTTCGTATTATCTGGGAGAGATCCAGGGGAAGACTTATGCCTACCGCCTGAACAGACTGAGAAGCTGTCAGGTTAATCATGGTAGGTGTTCCGCCAATCCGTATCTGGTCTCCCTTCAGGATGGTTAGTGGTGCTGCTCCTGTAACCTTAATACCGTAGGTTGTTATCGAAGGGAAACTGCATCCGTCAAAATTGAACTGCTTTGTGCCAGATGCTGATACTACGATAGCGATATACTGTGTTGCAGTACACTCAAATCCTCCCGAAAATGTTATGACAGAAGTTGCCACAGAAGTATCATTATAAAGTGCTGCTGTACCTGTGCAAGTTCCGCCTGTGATATTCAGGTAAGATAATGTCGCGCCAATAGCAACCTGCACCAGATCACAGGAAGTATTCATCGAAACTGTGCATCCTATTACATCACACACAGAGACTACTGCACCAGAAGTATTAACCTGAAGAAGGAAACCTGAGCCTGAAGGACGCTGGAATGTAACATGGTCAAACACCAGATGCCCAATTGTAACATCAGCAGTACCGTGCGTTACAACAGATGCCATGTTAGCAGTGCCCGTAACAATCAATTTACTTATCGTCACAACGCTGGTGCCTGTTACATAGATAGCTGAAGTATTTCCGTTGCCTGCTGTCTGAGCCAGATTTATGCGGATTTCCTCGGCTGCCGGGGACTGCAGCGTCATAGCATAATTTGTTCCTAGCTGGCCAACGTGGCCAAAGTTGAATTTGCCATACGTTCCCCCGACCATCCATGCATCCGCCGCGTAATCTCCTATATAAATACCAGCAGAAGACCCGAAGATGTAATCCACATTAATCTTGTCCATCGTCATGCTTGCTCCCCCGACGATACGGACAGAATAATCGTGGGTAGACGTTCCGTAGATATAACGCACGTCAATATTTTTCACGTTTCCGGATGACTGTACTCCACCAACATTATCTGCTCCCGACAGACAGCAGAAGTCATCATAGGTTAGTCCCGTAGCTCTGTTAACTACGAGACCATAAACAGGCCCGACCGCGTAAATACCGGCAAGCTCAATGACATTTCCGTACAGGTTAGGTGCGTCTACATAACCATCTGTTGTATCATACTGCAGAATACAGCGCCCAGAAGATGCTGTAGTGAGGCTCTGTATCTCTGCTGAGTAATGATCACAGTGACCGAATACGATCTCATAGTTAGCAAATGTAACTCCGCCTAAACCTGATGGGATGTTCCAGTTCCCGCCTTTTACATGAACATTGCTGTCCCTTGTGTAAAGAGAAATTGCTGCAGAGGAAACAGTAGCAGAAGCTGTAAGTGCAGAGCCGTCAAGATTAGTTATTGTGATCGTATTTGATGTTTGCGCTGACACATATCCAGTCAGGACTACATCACCACCCGGACCAGCACCTGCTACTGTAACTGACTGCCCGGCAACAGCCACATTTCCCAGCGAACTTGTTATTACTGACTGCCCGCTCGTTATTGAAGCATCACTGGCTGTTGCCGCTGGATTCACCGCTGCATAGTTCCTGGTTAACGCCCCAGTTCCAGGTGAAACAAGGTTGACTGTACAATCTCTCATGTCCAAGGTGCAATTAGAACCTATGACAAGATATGTTTTCAGGTAATAAGTACTTCCTGCCACACCTTGCACACGGCCGCCTCCTGCAGTTTGCGCCGCAGTAAGAGCGGCTTGCAGTACAGTGACATCCGTCGCTCCTGTTGTGTCATTAGAAGCGGATACAAGACCAGCACTGCCACTAGCCCCAGTTTGCCAAGACGGAAGAACTCCCTGACCATTACTCGTGAATACCTGACCGGCTGTTCCAGTTGAGTCACTTTGCTGTGTCGTTGTCTGCTGAGATACCCAGCCTTGCCTGATGACAGTACATCCATCTGTTTGTGCTGACTGCATTACCTAAGCTCCATAGTTCCTGTTTCGGGCGAGCCAAACGTTACCGTAACTGCGCTGGATATAAGTCCTGGAGTATAAACCACAGTGCCGAATATCTGCTCACCTGAAGAATCTGTAGTTATGACTGCTGGCTCATACGGAAACGTATACGTCATCGTCCATGTTGTTTCCGCAGTAAATGTCTGGGAGATTGGGCAGTTGCTCACGTTTGAATCCTCAGAAGTAATAAGACTGTGTATATCAACGGGGCTGTTACTGGCAGACGGAACAGTTATGTCATATTCCTGGCCACGGAAGAAGTGCTCTTTTACATGATACGTAAATGAAGAAGGCACCATATTGACACCAGCATTGTCTGTAGCGAGAAGGTTCACCAGGAGATTGCCATTTCTGAGGTACATCTTTCCTGTACCCCAGTACGCTCCTGCCTCATCCCACAGATTCATTCCCGCGCGTCTTTGCGGAATTGACGTAGTTATACCGTCAACTGTGAACAGCAGAGCGCTGCTAGGCCAGAAGCTGTAATAACCTGCTATAGGATCTCCGTCAGTATCAAACTGATTTGCTGTGACAGTTACATACAGCGCTCCAGCCGGAAATCCGGGTATGCTGAACTGACTCTCAGGAACAACCTGGTAATCAGGATCTTGAGAGGTCCAGCCTGGAGTATACCACGGATTTGCTAAAGGCTCGCCCGTAGTTTGCTGCTGTATGTAAGGATAGCTCATTAATATCCTGCCCGCTGAAAAATATTCTGCTTTTACTATATCATCTTTCGCGGCGGGATCTGTAAAGGAAGTTATCGTATTGCTCTACCTGATCTGTATTTTCCTCAGTCATCATAGACAATACGCAGGCCATAGATAATGAATCAGGATAATCATCATGAGCATCCATTTCTTTAGGTGCTTCTGCCAGAAGATAAGGTCCCTTAAACAATATTTCCAGGTCTTCCATTTCCTGGCGGAATCTTCTGTAAACTTTAAGCTGCCGTACCTTAGCTCCTGCTGGCCATGATATCTGCCCTCTGTCTAATAGCTGCTTAAGATACTTCCACCTTACTGTCTGGTCAGACTGAGCAGCACCAAGCTCAACTATCTCCGCATGAGGCATCATCAGCTTAAGTCTCTGAGCTACTACATCACCCAGGCCGCCAACATCAATGCCGATTTTCCACACATTGTAATTGGACAGGAATTCAGTAATCCTGAAGTACTGTACTTCCCAGTCCTGTCCCTCAAGGTCAAGCCAGTTAAGTACATGATGATGGTAGAAGCCGAAAGGATCAGGATTGTTCCAGTCAACATAGAGAACCGTGACAATAGTCCTGTCCTGCTTTCTTCCGCAGTCTATCCCGGCAACTACAGGAGTCTGATGCCATGCGTGTACTACTGACTGCATAGACTTGTCCCCCAGATCATCAAGTCTTTCTGAGGTTGTGAACATACCCTTGTCGAGCAGCCACTGAATTCTGTAGGACAGCCTGAACTCATCAGAGTCCTCACCAAGACGGAGAAGCTCATTGTTAACGAATTTCTTGTATTCAGGATTAGCCTTAGCTGCTACTCGCCAGTCTATTTCGAAATGACTGTTCCTGTGTCCTGTCTTCGTGGCGTTTCTTTTGTTCCTCTGGATTTCCCGGTAGAAGACACCCTTATTATAAGATGGTGTCCCGGTGAATACCTTAGTTGCATTGGTGGCAGCGCCCATAGGCGAAACTCTGGCGTCAATTGTGTATGTGTCAGCAAACTGGCACTCATCAACTAAGATGATGTGATAGGTACGGCCTTCTATGGTCGCCCTTGGATGGCAGGTAGTCTTTCTTACTTCTGATTTACTGTTCTTCAGGACGAGTAATTTTCCTCTGCCGATAACTTGCTCATTGATCTCAGGATCGCTCATGATAACTTTAGCTGACTCAGAAGTAAGTCTTGCCACGATCCTGCCGTAGAGATTATCAGCCTGCTCCTCAACAGGAGCGAAAGCACCAACCTTTACTCCCTCTTTAAACTTCCCGAGCCTTTCAGGGAATACCTTTGCGAGTCTCGGCATCATGATCATAGCTGTGGCTACAACATTAGATACAGTCTCAGTCTTTCCTGACTGCCTGGAGAACAGTGCAGTGATAGTAGCACCATCACCGATGATCAGAGACTCGAAGAATCTTCTGGCAAAGGGTTTCTGGTAGTCATAGAAGTTGTGCCCGCAGATGGCATCACATACAATCATCAGCCTGTCTGTCAGGTTGTCCACGAAGACTTTGCTGTTCTCATCAAGAACAACTTCTGATGAAAGTCTCGCTTCCCTCTCTGTCGCTGTCTCGTCAGCGAATTCCTCGTTATAGCCTTCCAGAATCGTGTCCATCATTTATGCCCCAAATAAAAATAGCCTTGAATACTTGTACGTATTCAAGGCTATCATAAATCTATTCGGTCAGTGGTTCCACTTCTTCGCATTCTCTGCGAAGATTATCTGCCTCTTTGTTGACTCTGAAGGATGAGGACCAGGATTACTCTCATATGCTGAGAGAGATTTGCCAGCCGCTTTTGCTTTAGCAGTCAGCCTTCCCCTGTGAGACGGCTTGATATGAATTCCGCTATTCGACATTTTCTTCCAGCTTTCTCTGCTTCCTGAATTTGAACTGCGTCTTGACCACAAGCCACAAGTTCCATAGTGAGATACATCCTACAAACGCGACTGCCCCAACCTGAAACCAGTACGTGCTGAGACTATTTGCAAAACTGAGACCGAAGACCCTGTTAAGTACGACTGGACTCAAAGCCAGTGCAATACCAAAATCAAGTGAGATTCTGGCCCACCCTATTTCTCTCTTCCACCACGGTGTAAGGGCGGTGTATCCTATCATGAACAGGATAGCGGCAAAGAAAGCAAACTCCACGATATTCGTGGAAAAACTAATTTCTGACGGGGTGACCATGTGCTTGTTTCCTTGCCTGAGTTAAAATTAGATCTTCCAGTTCATCAGCTATGTGATTTACCCTGCGGATCTGATGAATATCTGCCAAAATTTGCTGAGACCTTCCAAGTCTTATCTCAGAAATTTCGCGCTGCTTTCTGGCCTCTATCAAATCAGGGCTAATCTTTCTTCTGGGCCACATCTGAACTCCTGGTTTGAAGAGCGAAGAGAACGTCTCTGGTTGTTGCTGCAGCAGCAGTAGCGGTATCCCCACGTTGTCTCTCTATTTCCAGTGCTCTCTTAAGCTCTTCGCATTCTTTCTTCTTATCGTCGTACACCCAGCCTGGCACAAGAATCTTGGTCAGGGTCATGATGTACACCAATAGGGCAAGACCACCACCCGCCACGTAAGGCCAAAGTTCTTCAGTTCCCATTTAATCCAGCCTTTACATTACAAATGGCAGTACTCTACCAGTGTACATGAAATTCAGTATTGTCACAAACTAGTATAACATTTTGTAATTCGGTTAAGATGACTGCTTCTCTTCCAGTCTTTCCACGAGAGCCTGAAGACCTGACACAGCGGTTTTAAGTTCTATAATGCTCACGGGATTTGCATCATGCCTGTAGTCATCTATGGCTTTTTCTATTCCGCTGGCTGCTGTACTTGCCCATTCCAGCATGTCGTGAATACTCATCTTCCTGGAATTAGTGACTGCTCTCCTGTAGTCAGGAGTGTCCCACAACTTCTCTATCCGCTCGTAAGTTTGCAGGGTCTTCTCTAGTTCCAGGATCTTCGCCCTCTGCCCGAAAAGTGCCGCCCTTGTCGCCTTCAATTATTTTTCCTCTCATTGCAAACAGAAGCTGCTGTTCCTCAGTGAGCTTGCTCTCTCGCCATATACCTATCAGCAGGGCTTTGTTCCACCAGAAATGTATCATAACTGAGTGCAGGCATATCCTCCACGGATGCTCTATCTCTGTTACTGATGTTATCCACAATGGAGGAGTATACCATTTGACTTGCTGGAGTCCTGCGAACAGCTTATTTCCGTGCATCTGCGCCATGTGGCATGTCTTCCCATTCCATTTTCTTTCCGTCTGCATCAAATATCCAGGTGTCTCCATTCGGAGCTAAGACCAGTTTCCATCCATTACTCAGTTCAAGCATTACTCCCGAGTCTTCATTAAGATACAAACCTGGGATAACTATATCTCCGTCAAGACTTTTGTGAACTCCTGTGAAAATCTTCATTCCTTTTTCAGTTGATCCGCTCATATCCGTATGCCTCCAGTGTTGTATTTATAAAACGCCCCGGACTATTAGCTCTGCGAAAAGCCATAGCAATATTAGGAGGAACAGGCTTAGAAGTACCATAATCATACAGCGCTCCGTCAGTATAGAACTCTACCCTGAGTATTCCCCTCCTCTTGTCATATCCAGCAGCGGCAGTTCTTCTGTGATTGTACCCATTCGCTGGCCATGAGGTATGAGTAGGATCATATGTTAAAGGTATGAACTCATCTTCAGCCTCAAACGCAGCGAATCTTTTGGGCTCAATTTTCTGGGATACCTTTTGCTCAGTATACCCGTACTGCTTAGGATTACGCCTTTTTACTCGCTGCTGTTCTGCTGCGATGTTAACGTTGCCTGCTGAGTTTCTTTTTCTAGCCATTTCTTCCTCTTAAGATACTTCCAGGGCTCCCAGCCGTGAAGCATTGCTCCACCAGCCATAGCTATAAACGCTTGTACTATAAACCATATCCAAGTTTCCTTTATCATTTCTTCCTCCATCGCTTGGGTAGTCTGACCTGTTCGGCTTCTCTGGAAGATTTATAATTATCTTTCATTTTCTTGTACCGATTTCTTATCCCGAATCCTGCGGCAGCAAGACCTGAGTTGACCAAGGTGGCTTGTATATAGCTTGGCCACTTGAAGACATTCCACCAAGGATTATCCGGTGGTGGTATGTGTTTATGCATTTTTAACCTCCTTGTGCTGTCCAGCCCTTCCTTATATTCTTTCCCATCTCATCTTCATAGTCAAAATGCGGGCAGTTCTTGGCCATAGATGTATGCTCACCATCAGGACCGAATCTGCAAACCTCAGTGTACAGTCTCTGAGGAGGACCCACATAAGATCCTCTTTCTACTGCCTCTTCCCAGAATTTCTCTTTAGGATCTGATGGCTCCTCATCAAGGTTCTCTATCTCAGCCAATTTCGGGGGAAGTGTTTTCTCCCACGGATCTTCTACCCAGCCGCTCATACCACAACCTGTAGTATTCCTTTCCTATATCAGAAGTGTTCCAGTCCTGGAGAATAACTCTCTCAGTACTTAATTCTATGGTACGCCATCCCAGATCAGAAGCTACAGCTACTCTGTGGATTCCGTCTTTCAGCCGCTCTTTGTCTTTTGACACATGAAGTGGGGCAAGCTGCCCGTAGTACTTCATGGAGTCTTTCAGCATATGATACTGATCTGTCTTGCAGGACAGGATCTCCATGTATATATCAGGCAGCTTGTCGCTTACAGAAAACCTCACCTGATCAGGGTTGCAGAACATGCTTCCCAAATCCATTACTTCTTTCATGCTTACTGTATAAATCATCCCGCTACTTCTGTAATACCTGTCCCGAAATCTCTCTTGTTACTCCTGCTCCACTTACCGCAATTTCTGCACACGAATCTCTGGAACCTGGATACTGTAGTATACGCGTATCCTCTTCGCTCAATGTTCTTGCTGCCGCAATTAGGGCAGGAGAACATCTGTCCAGTATATGTACCCATTCCAGGATGCTGCTGTATCCACGGCTGGAGTTTATAGTAAAGTTCTTTTAATATTTTGGTGTCATTTACATTATAGTCCCTGAATATATCCCAGTAATAAGGACTATTATCCATTACACCTAACCACGTTTCAGATCCTACAGAACCCTTTGACGGGATTTTTAACTGTTCGGTGACATAAGACAGCTTGTTAGACGGGAACCCGAACTTCTTAACCGCAAGACACAAGTCAATCTGCTTGAACGGAGAAGGTGGCAAATCACCACGTTTCAGGAATTCTGTATTTATATTTGGCACATCAAAAGCCTTGCCGTAATAATGTATTACTACATCAGCTTCGTCTAGTAGCTGCCACAGGGCATCCATCATAGCTGGCCTGCCATTATGATACTCGGACGCGAAGATTATCTTATCTTCATCAATCCAGTTTGCGGAGAAGCACAGCATTTTAGTTGGCTTCACAATATACTGCGGCCATATCTCAGCGTCATGTATCTTCCATGTCCATGCCAGATTAGGACTCATCTCGATATCTAAGAGGAGTATTCTGGGACGCGCTGAGACGGCCTCTGCCGGTTCTGGTTTGGCCGTCCATGTTGGTAGTCGGACAGGAGCAGGAAGCCTCTCAGGTTTGCTCTCAGGGCCGTCTAGGGCTACTCTGGATTCTCTCCACCTGCGTACGCTGTGACGGGTTGTTGTAAAGTTAAGATGATCTTTATGCACGTTCTGCAAGTTTTCGCAGTAAGAACTAATTCCTTCTGCTGCTTCTGTGTTAGTGATACTTAAATCTTCAAGCACTTCCCTGACTTCGAAATTTGCTTCAGAGAGTTCTTTCAGTGTTGTCATGTAGTTTTCCAATTGGTAGACAAATAAAAAAGGCACTTCCTTAAGGAAGTGCCTTTGAGAGGAACGTCTTCCTCAGTAGACCGAGGGAATTTTGAAATCCCGACTTCTGCTTTGTAGGAGCAGCGCTCTGCCTCTGAGCTACCGATCTATAGTGGCAAATATAGCCTGCCAGAGATGTTAAGCAAATTTGACACGTTTTCTTTTTTGACGATTAAAAGATCCTCTACAGAAGACAGAAAGAATCTTGCTTGTCTGTATGCAAAGACAAGATAGTGATTTATGCCATGATCTGCTACTTGTGGTTTAGCATAAATTTTTCCAAATCCGTAGAGTTCCTGTATCCAGACTAGCGGCTTAGTGTCGTTCTGATATATTTTAGCCGACAGTCTAGGATATCTTATTCCATTAGACGCTTTGACGTTGCTTAGATATGCACTTCCTTCACCATCAAAAAATCCTGCTATATATGCAAGTTCTGTGTCGTTCATACATCTATTATATCATATCTCACAAACAGATACGGCGCCTCTTAGGGGGATTGAACCCCTGCCGTCTGGCTGAGAACCAGATGATCTGCCATTAATCTAAAGAGGCTTGACCGGCATTTCTGCCGGGTTAAACTTAAACTGCTGGACCGAAATGAACACGAACTTCCTGGCTGTCTACAGCAGAACCACCGTTGAATACGGCAGTCTCTACCTTAGGCTGAGTTGCTGAAGCTGCTGTTGCAACTAGCGGATTGGAAAAGTTATTACTTCCTCCGTTAATTGCCCATGTTGTTCCTGATGAAGTGTTTCCGCCTGGCAGAGTGCTTGAAAGAATCCACACTGTGTCAGCAGCTACACCACAAGGCTCTAGTCTCAGCTTCCATCCTGAAACAGCATTATCGTTGTTCCATGTGCCTACGCACATTGACTCGTCGCCGCCCTTATTTGGGTTAAACGCTATCTCGTAAGTATCCGCGTTCATAAGACCGGCGATCTTCATTGCATGGCACTGGTTGTTGGTGAAAAGTGATCCTGTGTAAGCTGTTCCATTGATTGGATCACAGTAAAGATCCTTAACCTCACCAACATTCTCCGGACTGAAATCTTCCTTCGATGCGGCATTACTTGCCGGGCGAAGATAGATCGCATTATTCGAATTTGTCAGTCCTGAGTGATCAGCCAGAATATCAGAGCGACCCTGGCTCACGAAACTTACATCAACACAAGCAGGTCCGCAAGCTGTTGTTGCAGCACTGGCGCTAGTTACGCCGAGTGCTACAGGAGCAAGTACGAGCGCAAGAGCACCAACACCTGCTGCAAATCTTTTTCCAATCATTTTATCTCCGTATATCTATATAGATTGCGAGGGACAAAATGCCCTCTTTATTTTACTGCGTACGTCCTATAGGATTTGAACCTATGATCCATCGGGTAAGAGCCGATTGCATTAACCACTGTGCTAAGGACGCTTGGTGGGCAGTGCCTTATTCCCCGATTAGATCATAAGGACCGGCAGACATGATCACATCTGTTATTCCGGCACGCCTTTCTTCAAGGGGCACTACCACGCGGAAGATGAGAGATTCGAACTCCCAGAGGCTCATTACTTCCTCTACGGTTTTCAAGACCGCTACACGCACCAATGTTAGATCTTCCATTTATGCTGCATGCCCGGCCCTCAAGTGGCGCGGTTAGGAGATGGCAGCCTCATCTCTTGCGGAAGTTACAGGATTTGAACCTGTGAGAGTGTTACCTCTGGCAGTTTAGCAAACTGCTGCCATAAACCTGACTAGGCGAAACTTCCATTAGAGAGAAATTCGTTTCTTTATCCGGACTCGACTAGGCCATTCGAGCGAATTTCTCAGAGCGCTATGCCAGGATTGAACTGGCGACATCAGATTGGAAGTCTGAAGTTTTACCACTAAACTAATAGCGCATGTTTGGGTGTCACACAGAACCAGTCTAGCATGACACCCACATCTTGTCAAGCCTTACTTAATGCTTACTTCTCTGGCGGGAAAATCCGCTTATTCAGAATCGGGAAGCCAGCATTGTCATAACGAGAATCACCATTAGCCTGAACGGCAACTAATGACCGTGCTCTGCTCGTATGAAGCCGCAGGAACCACTGAGTACCACAGACATCTTCCCAGACTTCACCAGCCTTAGGAGCCTCCTTAATCAGGGTCACACCCACTGGGGGATTACCTTCGCCAACATAAAACAAGTGATAGAGTCCAGATTCCGTGTTCCTAATCTGAGCCCAGTTATGCGGGACTAACATCCTTGACGGATAGCCTCCCCAGCCTGGATCATCCATAACACCATCGAATTCAACATGTACTTTCTGAGTCTTCATTTTCCCTCCTTACGGATTTGCTCCTACTTTGATTGTGAAAGGTGCGCTGCAACTGCTCTGTATCGCCCACCATCCCAGATATCTCTGGGAATTTGCAGGAGGACCATCAGGATAGTACTTGGCAATCCACGCACCATTTTCCCACATTATGGAACTAGGAAGATCATAAGACGGGCAATGGTACGGTGAGAGCTTATCGAATACCTGAAAGCCTGCATGAGATGAGGCTACTGGCCCGATTCCCTCGTATGTTAATCCCGCACATATGATCAGTATTACTGCTAATGTTCCTAATAGTTTCCTCATAGGCTACTTCTTTTTAGAAGGAGCAACACCAGCCAGCCCGAAAACCAGCAGAATGACACCGAGAATGGAAATAACAACCTTGGCAGCCTTGCTGCCGTGAACCTTAGTGCGTAGAGCCTTCATTTTTCCTCCTTATTAGTGGTTAACTGTTAACCTGCAATTACTGAGTGCTTCCTGTCTGGCAGGCGGTAACACTTACTGACTGTGCCAGGTCAACACCCTTGAATGTCGCACCCGTCTGAACCTTACGCGAATCCTGGTTAAACGCCTGAGCGGCAGAAATACATATTTGCTGTGATCCTGTAACTGCTGCCTGATCCTGTCCCTGCAACTGTGTCAAATTGCCTGTAGGATCTGCTGAAATCTGCGCTGGAGTGTACTCTTTCTCAAATGCCTTCAGCATGTTGATGTTTGTCTTAACAGCACCAAGATCGGTCTCATAAGTTCCGTACTCATTGTAGAACTTGTCATATTGCGCGATTCTGTTCTGTGCTGTGTTAACCTGCGACTTTTCCTGAAGCTTGCTTACCGTAGGTGACAGGGATGCATTAAGGAAGAGTCCTCCCAGATGCAGTCCAACGCCAAGAGCAACCAGAAGGATAAGACCAGCAATTGAGAAGCCGGTGATCTTTCCTCCGCGAATGCTTCCGTCCGCTCTAGTGAAATTAAACATTTATTACCTCCGATGTGGCCGTGTCTCTGATACCGTCAAGGCTACCAGAGACACGGGCCGTTGTCAAGGGTCAATCTTCCCCGCTAGTCTTCCCAGGGCCAGCGAGCCTCTCTGCCGCGCTCTATCAGCGGAATCATGCTGAATGTCGCATCGGACAAACCGCCCAGTTCATGCCTTGTCCCGACACCCGAAGGCATCATCGACTTGGAATAACCGCCAAGATTGAATCCGTATAGATAAGTGTTCTTAGGAACAACATTATCTACTGATCCATGCCAGTCAAAGAAAGCCTGGCCATCTGTGAAAATAACTACCCTCTTTGCATCCGCTCCAAGAGTACGACGCACTGAAGCTACTGTCTGAGTACCGTAGCCAACTTCACCATTTCTGCTGTAGAAGTGTGCTACTGCCTTAAGGACAGAAGAACCAGTTGGTATTACATACTCAAATACACCGTCAGCGTACCCGAACAATCTCACTCTTCCCTGATTCTTCCTGGCAAGAGCTACACCGAACAATCCGGCAGCCTCATGACAAGCCAGTTTGCTCTTGTCAGAAACGCGAGACTGCATGGAACCAGAAGTATCCACATAAATATAGGTTATTCCTGGCAACTCTGGGATATTCTGGGTTGAGTAATCAAGCGCCTTCTCCAGAGCCTTGCCGTAGTTAAGGCTGTTCAGTTCCTTGTAGGCAGAAACAAACCTGAAAGGGAACTGTCTTGACTTAGCCACGATCTCCGGGTTGGACAGCTTCTCGCAAACAGCCTCAACTGAAGCGTCAGAAATTCCCGCCTCATCGAAGTTACGAAGGTTTCTCAGAGTAGCCATATACCCCATTGAAGGTATCATAGCTTCCCATAGATCATCCTTAGGAACTCTTGATCCTGCCAGGGAAAGAGCATCTTCCCATGTCATTCCTGCTGCCTTCAGGTTCTCTGCGTCCAGAAGAGCCTCAGGATGATTTACTGCCTTCAGGCGAAGACCTTCATTAGCAGAAATCATAGGAAGCTGATGTCCAGAGCCTTCCCAGACATTATTGAATCTCCTGGCCTGAGAGAAACTGTAAACAGCAGCCTGATTCTCACCAACTGGTGATGCATGTACCATGTTCAGTACATCAGCGAATCTCCAGCCATGAGAAGCTGTGTCATACTTCAGCAGCGAATACTCGTTGTAGAGTCTTGCACATGCATCAGAAAGACCGCGCTTAACAGGCATTGGAAGAGGCTTGCCATACTTGGAAACCCAGTAAGCAAGAAACTCTCCTGGCTCATCCGCTCTCTGGCATACAGCCCTGATAAACTTCCTGTTCCATCCTTCGGTGCCCTGCATATTATCAGTCAGTCTTGCACGTACGGCAATTGCTGCTCCTGTGATAGAAGCAGTACGTATGTTTCCTGTACCACGCAGCCAGTTAAGGAACCCAAGCATCCACTTAGGATCTTCTCTTGCTACAGCAGTAATCAGCTTCTCCCAGCGCACTTCTCTCTGGCTTGCTGACTCGTAGAAAGTCTGCTCACCGAAGAAATAGTTCACGCCCAGAAGGAATAGCTCGGACTTAGTCTCGCGGTCAAAAGCAATGCCACCCTCACAAGTGACTGAGCTTCCTGCTATTGACTTAACTGGCGAGCGTCCTGCTGGTACTGTCCCTGGAGTGTTTAGCTTAGACATATTATTCACATCTCCTTACATAGAAAAACCGCCTGAGGATAAGTCGTAAGTCAGTGTTTTTATCTGAACTGTTATTTAATATAACTATTAGAAGTAACTGACTAACCTCGCATCAGGCGGCGGTTAAAAATCACCAGAGAACGAGGTGAGGACGGTTGGGGCCTTCTCGGACCCCTGATTGTGTTTCTTGGCGAGAAGAAGTATCCGTCACTCTTCACAACTGGTTTTAAGTATTAAGTTTTACGATGCTAGAGAATAATTCGGAAGCAGAAATTTTAGCGCTCTGCCGTTGAGCTACATCCCGAAGAAGCCGGGATGATAGGAGTCGAACCTATAACCTCTCGTTCCATAGACGAAGTAACTGATTCCTGCACATCTAGCATCTTAAGTTTTTAAGGGCGCACTAAACCTTAGTGCTATACCGTCCGTTCCCAGGCAGCTATCAGGACTTGAACCTGAAATCTCCCTCGCTTGTGTACCAGAGAATCGTTTTGATCGCGGAGTTTGTATTCATAACCTCCGGGTTTTGAGCCCGGCGCTCTATTGTTGAGCTATAATCACTATTTTTGGTGTAATTAATGAAGTAACCGTGATCATTCACATCTAGTACTAGAGGCACTTACTGGATTTGAACCAGCGTAAACGGTTTTGCAGACCGTCACCTTGCCACTCGGTCAAAGCGCCATATTTGTACTTGAGAATAAGATGAACTCCGGAATAGTGTGCCTTTACAGCATCTATTTCTAGATGCCTTGGAATCGAACCAAGAAGTAACCGTTGTTCTTCACATCAAGTACTAGTAGCGGTGGCCGGATTTGAACCGAGCGATCTCTTGCTTATGAGACAAGCGAGGACAACCGAACTCCTCTACACCGCACCGAAAGGATAGAGAGCTAGAGAATAATTCGGGAACGGTGTCTATTCGCTGTAAGAAGTATCCGTACCCTGCACAACTAGCACTCTTTTTAAGGAGGAAAAATGATGCGCTTCCCTGATGTACCGCCTGCGGGAATCGAACCCGCGACAACCAGATTGAAAGTCTGGGCACCAATACCATCATAGTAAAGGCGGCATGTTGCCGATGAGATTGGAGCAGACTGTGCATGCATATCGATTCCCTCACCGGCAAGTACTACTGTACCACAAGGCCGACTCTGTGTCAAGCCCTTTCTGAAATTTCTTTTTCTAGCCCAGAACCAGAAGACGTGTGCCTTTTATAAGCTTGCGGTTAATACTAGTTGACTGCACGAAAATAGTGTAGTCTCTGTAGTCTTCTGGCTTAACATCAACCTTCTCATCAGGGAGACCGAGCAACTGCCTGGCATTTCCTGTGTATACTGTCCCAGTTGAGTTAACCATGATGGCTAGCTGCTTCTGCGGCTGAATTGTTTCCTTCTTCATTAGCTGATAATAGCCAGTTCCTACCTTGTAAGGCATTCCTAGCCTGTCTGTGAAGAAATCATCAATCCTTCCGTCTGCCATAACGTTCTGAAGCGAGTAAAGATAATTCGGCAGGGGTGTAAGACTGCCTATAATCTCTGAAACAGACACTTTGCTGAGCTTGAACAGGCTTCTGGTGCCTCTTATACCCTTAGTTCTGTTGACCATGAAGGTTTCAGAGGTTCTTCTGATGGTTTCTCCTACTTCAGCGAGACCATCAGTAGCAGAAGTGTTCCATACTGCTATGTTTTCTGCGGGAAAACCGAACTTTTTGGCCTCATGAACCCCAATTTGGTCAGGAACAAAGCCTGCAAGGGTCCAGTGATCAGGCAAACCCGCAATTTCAGCCGCTAGCTTGCCTGGTTTGGCCCTGCTATCGTTTTCTTTGCCGTCCGTGAGCACATAAACGAGAAAGGAATGCTCCCCATACTTCTCTGGAGTCATCTTCAGGTCCGAAATAGCCAGTAAGGTAGCGTCTATGAGCGCTGTAGTGCCGTATGCTTTGTACAATCCGGCAATGCTTGGCATTCTCAGAACGTCTTTGTCGTAAATCAGGCACTGGATATTGTCCGGGTAGTCAAATGTGTATACTGTTATCCGTGTTTCCTGATCTAGCTCCTTAGATCTCTGTGCTAAGTACTTAATCTGATTGTCCGCCACCTTTACAACGTCATCGGTGCGGTAATACATGCTTCCTGAGCCGTCAAGAACTAATACAATGTGATTAATGTAGTTCGGGATTGCCGTGCTTGTCATTTTCCCTCCTCAAACTCTGGAACTGCCGGTACTCTTACCTGATTTTGCGCCTTAATCATCTCTTCAGCATTGGTGCGGGCGATATAATGTGTTCCGCTTTTGTAGATATGTACGCCTACTCTGAAGACTCCATACCAGAACCAGCAGATCGCCGCGATAAACAATCCTGCGATGTGCAGGAAGATAAGAGCCAGTAGTGTCAGCACTCCAGCTATTATCAGTCTGGTTTTCCTGTTATTATGCATTTTTCCTCCTTAGAAGCATAGTGGATAAGTCCATACAGCATCCAGCACGCTGGGAGGATGGCCGCCAGCCAATAGAGAAGATTTTTCTGGTTATCTATGATGTTCGACAAGTACAGCGCAGAGATCACGACGACATTAAGGCAGTATATAAACCTCTTTAGCAGTCTCATCTTCTCCAACATCTCTTTTTTTGGCTTCAGTGTAACTTCTCCCGTGCGCGGATTTATTTTCCCTTGACGTGCTTGAGTATGACTGTCAATATAGCTCTTCAGTTTCCTTAAGCCGTTTCTTATCGCCTTAAGAGCTTCACGAATTGGCAGAAACAATGCTCCCAGAGTTATCAGGAGCAGTTTTATGCTGGTGAAAAACTTAACTATCTCGTTTACATGATGCTGATGATGTGCCAATTTCCCTCCTTGGTTATTTATCAGACGTATGTTCCGCCCGTAGCTATGTCAATAGCTGATGTTGCTGCTTGCTGTACTGTCCAGCCTGTCTGTGACCAGCCTGTATACGGGCCGACAATTGTGTCCAGTGCGCTTACGTTTGGGTAGGGATCTTGTGTAGCCATCATTTTTCCTTTCTTTGCGAGCGAATGACGGGACTTGAACCCGCTCTGGCACCATGGCAAGGTGCAGTGCAGCCAGTAACACTTCATTCACGTGCGGGAAGTCTTTCCGAACACCCAGCCGATTTAGGTTCTTCCCTAGTTCTCTCTGTGGACCGGCAATTAGTAAGCAGTTGTTGATGTAATGATGCAAGCTGACATGGAAACCTGGAACACCATTTCCGGCTGAGGCATGTTACCCGAAGGCGATGCTGTTGTATACCCGGGAACCTGCACTAAAACTGGCTCAGAAGGATACTGAGTTACTGGCGCTGTCTGGCCAGTTTCTGTAAGCACTGCTCCTGAAGGATTACCAGCAGAGCCTGTTAGCGAGTTAGGAGTAATTACTACCTTGTAACCGCCATATTCTGTTGTTCCGTCCCAGGCTGTCGTCTGAAGCTGGATAATGTAATCTAGTGTAGGCAGAGCTTGTGCTGTTGATGATACATAACTTCCCGTGCCATTGTTCGCGCCGAAAATTCGCGCTGGAACGACACCCTCTTTGTCAAGAATGGCTGCTATATAAAGCGTAGAGCCTGGAGTGTACACGTACTGCCCGTTAGTCGGGAAAGTAGTACTCAGTGTGTATGAATACGGTGCAGCATTAGTAGGAACAGGGCTGTTAGATCCGCTAGTTGTCAGACCTGTAGGGTAAAAACTTGGCACTTTCGTTGACTGGAAGGCGGTATTCGCTACTGGCCAGCCCGAAAGGAAAATAGCTGTTAGTGTTGATGACATGAGACAAAACCTTTCGTAAAAAATATTCTGTCTCTAGTTTATCATAAAGGTACTTTGAATGGGCATGCTCTTCCGGCTAGATGATCTGGCTGGCATTCAAGCGGAAGTGGTGCATACGGATGATCCCATACCCATGAAGGGAAACAGTCATCACAAAGATAACCTATACCTTTTAGTTTCTGCGGAACATTCCTCCGTTCGCAGCAATCACATTCATACATGAAACTCCTAAGGTAGCGCTACTGGGGGTCGAACCCAGACTGAAACCCTTTTAAGGGGTCGTCCTCTGCCATTGGGATACAGCGCCGTGGCCTGCTTGGGATTTGAACCCAAACTGTACACTTTTTGAGAGTGTCTTCTCTGCCGATTGGAATACCAGGCCAAGAATTTGGTGAGGTGATTATTTCAGAATAGCGCCTGTAGCCTATTTCAGCTATCCGAGTATGCGTTGTGCTTTATAGACCTCACACACAACTTTTTCATGTCCCTCACCCTAACAGGAGCGACCTGTTAGTTTGTGTGTCCTGTAGGTAACGATCCTACCTTCTCGGTTCTTCAGACCGACGCTAATCCATCTCAGCTAAAGACACATGGTGCGGGTTTTTATAGTGGTTTTCCCGCTGCCACAAAGTAAAAATCTTTTACTTTCCGGTTAATCCGGAATTCTTTGATCAGCTAGTTGGTGCTGCTGGAACTAGTGCAGTAACGCTTGTAACTGCTGAATCCAGCGCAGTGTCTGCGCTTTCTACAGATGTCTGTAGTGTTGCAGCCTGTGCCGCTAGAGCATCAATTGCTGATGTGTCTACAGGCTGACCATTAGCAAGAGCGGCAGCAATTGCTGTCACTGCTGTGTTAATGTCAGTTACCTGAGTAGCCACATCTGTAAGAACTGTCTGTACCTCAGTGAAGAGGCCAGAAATTGCTGTAGCATCTGCTGCAAGATCTGTCTGAACTGTCATGATTTTATCAACTTTCTCGTCTATAGACTTTACAATTTCTAGAATTTGGCAGAGTTCATCATGATTACGCCGATTTCTCATAATCTCCCTTTCTTATAGAACTCGTACCTATAGAGGGATTCGAACCCATCACTGTCATGTTCCTAAGACATGTGCCTCTGCCGTTGGGCTATATAGGTATAGCGCCCTGACTAAGTTCCTTCATCGACTCAGGGCTTTATACTGCATCTTCATGACAGTGAAGATAAGGAACGCAGTATCCGGCCTCTACGGGATATACCGGATCAGTAATGAGACTGTCATCTCTCCCGTCTGCTTCTTTTGGGTTATTGACTAATAGGACATCAGCTATTTACCCGTATAGTCTAGCAGTGAAAGACTGCGTGCCAGCACTTGGATTCGAACCAAGGAAGGATATTTCCAACAGTTTTACAGACTGCCCGCTTTGAGCCGCTTGCATATACTGGCAAGTACAGAGCGCGAGATCTTCGGAGGGAGGAGGAAAACTCACCAGTGTTAGCTGGTGTCCCGCGCTCTGTGTGACTAGCCTACCATGAGGCCAGCCGTTTGTCAAGGGATTTTATTCCCTAAATTTTAGCCGTAAGCTGTTGATGCCAGAAGGATTATAGCCATCTGGTCCAGGTAAATCTCACTATTTGCTGAAGGTGTATCGGGTGATCCTGCTGCCCATGAACCAAGAGTGATGTAGAATCCGCCAGTCTTTGTGTTACCGGCTGCATCAACAATTGATACCTGCGTAACTTTTACAAGCTTGGGCAGGGCAATCGTTGATCCATCTGTGTAGTACAGCTTAGCTCTTGACTCACCATCAAGATATCCGGCTACGTACTGTGTACCAGACTGAGTGTAAACTCCGCTGGTGAACGCAAAAGAAGCCGCATCTACATCAGTCAGTCCTGCTGTTGAGCCGAACTGAGGATAGTTAGACAAGTTAGCAACTGTTAGTGCCATAATCTTACCTTTCGAAAGGAAATATTTCTATCAGTATTCTACCATAGTAGCGAAATGCTGTCTAGCTATCTCTATGTGTTCTGGCTGGAGTCCATTATTTGGATGGACCTTGATGTGCTTCACGATTTTTCTTCCTTTCGGGCCTAACCAGTAGTCTATTCCTGGTTCATCATCAAACCAGACCGATCCTGTGACTCCCCATTGCTTACAATGGTCTATAACTCCCCTGGATTTCACTTCAGACACTGATTGTTCGCGTGTGTAAGGCTCAAAATGCACTACAGGAAGCTTTGGGAGACCAATTTTGGCGCCAATCTCTGCGTCTGCATCATCTTGCCATGTCGTTGCCCATGCCAAATTGGCTCCAGTTGAGGCAGATAGCCCTAAAAGCCACTTTGCATGTTCTTTATTGAGTGTCAGAGAGTAAAATATTCCATCGTACTCAGATTTACTCGATTTTCCCTTAGCCGGAAAGTAATCCGGCCCTGGATTGGAACCTAAAGCGTTGAGTACGCCGTCTACATCAATAAATATGTATCTCATATCATCCTCCTAGTTACTATGAACCGTCTGGATAGCAGGATTCGAACCTGCGATCTCATGCTCCCAAAGCATGTGCCTTACCAAGCTGGGCTATATCCAGATACTGGCGGGCGTGTTCCGTTAAGAATCTCCCAGCATTATCAGTTTCGCTACTGTCGCACGTCTTCTTAATGCCGTTTCAGATAAATATATCTACGCCCTGTGGAGCACAAGGGATTCGAACCCTCATGAACTTGCTTGCAAAGCAAGCGCCTTACCTGTCGTGCCAATGCCCCATGCTGCTATCTAATGATAGCAGGTTAAACTTTTACTGTCAACTACTCAGGCGAGAAAATTAGTTCTGCCTCTGGGTAGAGTCTGAAGAAAGTTTCTGCGCTGTGCTGAAGGGTGTCGTATGTAGCTTCCATTGTATAAAATTTCGGAATGCTGTTGTAACTTCTGTAGACAAACAGCGTCTTGCCTGCTTTCCATACCTGGCCAATTCTGACTTCTGGCTGAAGAACCTCAATGCTCTTTGCTGAACTAAGAAAGGTCTTCAAGGTGCAGTTACCATCAACAACGATCTTGTGAGGTGGACCGCCCCAGCTATCATCAGCCTTCTGGTAAGTACCCTCGAATGTAACTCTTACCTTGTCTCCTGGCTTCGGTGCTCTCATTTTTCCTCCTTGTTAGTTTCTTCTTATCTGAACTAGAACCCATATCACTATCAGAATTACTACCACACTGCCTATAATTGCTGCTGGCATTTCTCCTCCTTAGTTGTGGTTGGCCGTGCTGGACTTGAACCAGCGATCTTTCGTTTATAAGACGCCTGCATTAACCAACTATGCTAACGGCCAGTACCCCCTACAGGACTCGAACCTGTAACCCGCTGATTAAAAGTCAGCAACTCTAGCCAATTGAGTTAAGGAGGCTTGTTACTCAGTTAAATCGATTCCGCATTTCTTCTGATACCTTATCCAGCTTTCCCTGGAAGTCTTTCTCTCATTCTTATACCCGAAAGGCATTATGCCTAAGCCCTTAAAGTACTCAGTTCCTACGCCATGCTCTGGGCAATTCTCATGCCAGCTACGGTTTTCAAGAGTTTCCATTCCCAGCATTACATGAGGACATTTGCAACTCATTGTAACTCCTGTTCTTTGCCAGCCTAAACCCTCACCTGCTGACTGATGCGCTCCCTTTCCGTTGACGCACTAGGTTCCCAGAGTACTCATTTTTCGCTGGTGACTGTAATCTAGAATAATAGTCCCTGTAGCGCGGCGGGAATATACGGAGTCCGTGACCCTGATCAGCCGCCGAAGATCAGTTCTAGCTATTTAAGGACTCGCGGTGAATACGGGATTTGAACCCGTGGCTTCTACCTTGACAGGGTAGCACTCTAACCTAGCTGAGTTAATCCACCATTGCAGCTATTATCTGGCTCAGTTTGATTCTTCCTGCTCCATTTAAAGTTGCGCAACTTTGTGTGCAGGCGTGCTGTACCGTTACACTAAATAGCTCGTACGAGTATCAGGATTCGAACCCGAATTTAGTGGTTAGGACCCACTTGCTCTATCCGTTGAACTATACCCGCATTACTCTTCATCTCTGAAGATGTTTCTTAACCAGGTCCAGTGCTGCAAACCTGTTTCTATCTTCTGTGAAGTTCCTCTGGTTCTCTTGAAGTACCTGAGTGTTCCTAAACACTCTGCAATTCTTTCCCTGCGTATCTGCATCATCTCTGCTCTGGCATTTTTTCTTCTGTAAAAATTATGATTCATCTTACCGACGAGATGTGCCGTTACCATTCTTTTCTGCGCCACGTAACCTCCGATTTTACAGTGCGCCCCCAGAAGGAGTCGAACCCTCATTGCAAGATTAGAAGTCTCGCGTCCTATCCATTGAACGATAGAGGCATGAAGCGATAAACGAACCAGTGACACCTCTGAACTCTGGCCTTCTATCCGGTTTTCAGGTGCCCTATACCGGATATTTTACCGCAGTTGGCCTTATAGGACTTGAACCTATTACCTCTTGTGTATCAGACAAGTGCTCTGACCAGGTGAGCTAAAGGCCATTGTGGTGAGGACGGCAAAAGCCTCTGGGTTTTCACCAGCTAGAACATGTTCGGTCTATCCTCACGCGCACACCTACCAGGATTTGAACCCGGAATAAATCGTCCGTAGCGACTCGTGATATCCGTTTCACTATAGGTGCTTGTGTATTAGATTAAGCGAATAAGACGTTTCCATTGCTGATTCTTTATGCAGGCCCTAATACAGTGCCGAGGGTGAATACTCAGATTCGAACTGAGATGGACTTGGATCACAACCAAGCGCTTTGCCATTAAGCTATACCCACCATGAGCCAGTTATACTCTGGCAAGAGTACCAGGATTCACAGCTTCTGGTCTGCTGCTTGATAAGCGATGCCCTCGCAAATCTCCGGACACTAGTTTTGGATGCCTCAGCATCTTGTCTGCCTATTTCATCCGTCTTCCCAGACAAGCAGATCGTTAAGGACTCGAACCCTAGCTAAGAGGTTTGGAAGCTCTTGTGCTACCACTACACCAACGACCTATAGGTTAAACTCATTATTCTTAACGCCTTTTATGAAAGCGTCCCATTCTTTTTCAGTAAAGCTCAGTACTGGCCCATCGGGATCTTTTGAATCCCTTACCTGACAGCCAGCTACTTCAACACAATTACCATTTTCCGCGCTCCAAGAGCTTTTCTTCCACTCAACACAAGAACCATTATAACTGCTAAGTGAACTCTTCTTCCACTCAACGCAGTTACCGTTGTAACTGCTGTACGAACTCTTCATCCACATCTCTGTCCTAACTGAATGACCAGACCTACCTAGCGCCCTACAACTTACCCCTGCCACAGTTTCTGCCGCAATAAGCGCTATCCACCTTCTTAGCCTACCTCAGAAGCTAGCATTCAGGTAAGCCCCGAACCCTCGGACTGGTCAAGCTCTTAACAGTGTGACTGTCTCTCACTGTCTACGACTACTGTACCACGCTGACGGCCTGTTGTCAAGCCCTTTTTATTACGAATTAAAGCTGGAGAAGCAGGACTCGGACCTGCACCATCGTGATCCAAAGTCACGCGTCCTACCATTAGACTATTCTCCATTGTGCTGCAAGACCTGGATTTGAACCAAGATCAAAGGATTCAGAGTCCTTCGTGTTACCGATTACACCATCCTGCAATGTTAGGCAGTTTATCTGGTGATTGCCCGGCACCACGTACAGTGTATCATGCTGCTACTGAGATGTCAAGACCTTTATTTCTTTTTCTCAGCGGACTGTCTTCTGGCAATTCTGCATCTCTTAGCTCAGCATCAAGCCTTTTCTGCATTTTATTCGCGGCGGCTACTCCCTTGTTTCTGGTCCTTACATCTTTTCTGCCAACGTAAGGACCACTGAATGCGCTCACACGTCACTACAGGAAATCATACCTTGAAGATGCTTATAATGGAAGAGAGGCTGACGAACACCAATATCTTCAAGAGCTTCGTATACTGAATCGTTATACTTCCTGTACTCTCCTTTACCGCTAACGTAACAATATGCAATTGCCATGAGATATTTTGCCTCATCAATCGTCAGGGTAAGCTCTACATCCCTTATATCTTCTTCCATACCTTGTGTAACTCTTCTTGCTGTGGCCATTTTTCTCTCCTCAATCCAGGTAGGTTACTTCTGCGTCATGACCTAAGCCGTAAGTATTCTTTATAGCTGCCATTGTTTCTTTTTTATTCTCGCATTCAACAACAATGCCTTCTTTAAATACCCATCTCAGGTCATCTTCTGGCCATGTTATGGTGTCGAAAACCACCTTAACTTGTGTTCTCATCGATCAACTCCAGTATCGTATTAATCTCTACTGGCATAAGATTCCATGCATCCAGTCCTACGTGTACCTGAAGAGTATTCACTCCAGCGAAAGAAATTATCTCATCTGAATGCGTGTGACCATGCAGAAGTGTGTTGCCAAAATTCTTCAGGCGGCATTCATCGTATCTGTCGTCTGCGGAATGATCTCCTGTGTACGGGAAATGGGATAGCATCACTGTTTTGTGATTCATCTTTCTTCGCGCAAAATCATTTGCGGCCATGACTCCCATATAATAATACTCGTCTCCATACTTGTACGCGTCTCTGTTGAATCCCCACCCGTAATCATGGTTACCCCAGATGACATACTTGTTCCCGTTCAGCCTGGAAAACAGGTGACCGAATACTGCTGGCTTCTTCAGAGACAGATCACCAAGAATCCACAGAGCATCGTCTTTTTTCACGCAGCTATTTATGTTTTCTATAAGTGCTTCGTCGTGTTCTTCGATACCTGAGAATCCCCTGATATCTTCAGCCAGCATTTTGTGCATGAAATGAAGATCTGAGGTAAACCATGCAGTGCTCATATTAACCTCCGAAAATTACCCTGGCACCCTTGCCCTTACCTGAGAAGAATTTATCCTTCTCTACCATGCGGTCGTAAGTATCCTTTCCTTTTACCTGGTAAAAGGAAAGTGTTCCATTGTATCTCTCAAGAACAACGTACTTGTCTCCAGACGCTGTTTCCCAGATCTGCCCTATCTTAACCTCTGGAGGTACTATCTCAACTCCATCAGGCAGACCATCAACCCAGGTGAAGCCTTCGAAAATCTTGTACATCATTCCGTCAACCGTATTCCTGACGAACATCCACGCGCCATCGAGTTTTTCAACCTCACCTGTGAAGCTGACCTTAATCTGGTCTCCTACTGCTACTTTTGCACTCATATTTCCTCCTTAGTTATGTGTATGTTTTTTCTCAAACTCTGATGGTGCTTTTGTATCACTTGTTACCTTCAGAGCGCCGCAGACACAGGACATGAAGAACTGCTCTCCGGACCTGAGAATTCTGTTAGTGCCTCTTATTGTGTCGAGCAAAGCATTATTTGCCTTTGCAATTTCTCTTTCCGGTGGAATCGCCGGATCTATTGGATGTCTCATGAGCCTCATGTACGATTTGAACGCACGACCTGAGCTTTACAAGAGCCCTGCTCTATCCACTGAGCTAATGAGGCGTGTGCCCTTTCGGGCTTTTAATTATATCACGACGGGCACTGACCTACTTCAGCACCTTTCTGAACTGTAACCCAGATATACCATCCCTGATGTTTATACAGGTAAACTGCTTCTCTTGCATTATCTATCGGTATGAACAGATTACTGGAACTGTCATGAACACTGTTAATCTGCCATAATCCTCTGTCTTCAGTTCCGTTACTGTCCATGTCAACATCACTCGGACCTGGATTTCCGCCAGATTCTGCCATAGCAACTTCTGCCGCCATAAATCTCTGGGATACCGGGCCGCCTGCTCTGTCCCATAATCTTTCTAGCCTGGCGCATCCTATGTTAGAAGATATAGGCTGAGCCGCTGCTGCTACCGGCAATTTAGGAAAATGGAATTTAGGAATCTTACCGTGACCGAAGAAGAGATAACTCACTACTACTAGTGCTATCAGAAATGAGGCGACGTTTTCGAAAGTTTTATCTTTCTTTTTTTCTTTCGCCATTTCCCCTCCCCAGGTTTATGCTATTCTCCACCACCAGATCGCTGCGATGATGGCACATGCTATTTCTAATAGTTCAGCAGGACCGAGCGGCAAGATAAACGCTCCCAGAACTCCTGGAATAAGCGCTAATGCTCCTGGTCCTAAAATGCTTCTCTCTCTGCTTACTTTCTCAGCCATACTTCCTCCTTATTCTTCAGGCTTCTTTCTGTTATGTGCTATTCTCTCACCGGCATAAATTAATCCTGCGAAGACAATAGTTATTGCTGTCCAGTCTCCTGTGCTTCCGCTTACTGTGACATACACCACAAACGCGGCAATAACCGCACAGACAAGAAGTACAAGATCTTTCATATCAAGTAACATATTTCACCTCCAGACTAAAGCTCCCCCGGCTGGAATCATGAGAGCTTACGATAATGATTTAGTACAGTTACCTGACTCACATGAAACCTTTTTGCCAATTGCCTTAAAGTGCCCTCACCATTTTTATAGGCCGCACCAGCTAACTTTCCTGGAATGGTTTTTTCATCTGCTCTCTTTGCAACAGCCTCACTGTGCTCTAAATGAAGATCTATCATGTTCTCTATTCTGCTCTTGCGGCGGCTAAACATAAAAGATTTTATAACCCTAGCTAGTTCTACTGCTTTATCTCCATTGAGATACCAGATGAATATTGGCTTCCAGTGCTCTTTGACTGCTTTCTGTCTGCAAATCTTTCCTTCGCAAAGACTTTGAAGTCGCAAAATAACATCTTCATCAGTCATTGCACAGGAAATTCTAGCATACCCACTTTTGGTGGAAAGAAAACAGCCTTCCCCTTCGAGAAGACCAGCAATCCAGTTTACTTGTGATTCAGTTAAAGTGTTCATGCGTTTAATTATAGCACGTAATTAAATACAAAAGCTGTCTAGATTGGACTCGAACCAATGACAGTCACTTTAACAGAGTGCTGCTCTACCAACTGAGCTACTAGACATTAAGTGGGACAGATTGCGCGCACCTCACTGCCCCACAACCAACAGACTACCACAGCGGCGGCCCGTTGTCAAGACTTCTTTTTAATTTTTTAACTTGACGAATTACTCAGTTCATTAAAGTCTGCCTGAAGCTGAGTGTAGTTGAACCCGTTAACATCACTGCCCTGAACTGACAGCCAGTCTTCTGAAAGGCAGATCCATGCTTCTTCCACGTAGTTCCTGACGAATTCTCCGTTCATCTTCTGAAGTGCTCCCCACGTTATAACAGATTCCCCGTTCATAAGTGAGGAAGCTGAGTACTGCAGGCAAATAGCATGGCCCCCTTCTATTGGGGAATCTGGATCATATGTCCAGGGCAGTCCTTCAGAGAATTCCTGCTGAGCAGACTGAGGGCAGTTTATTCCCAGGTATACTGTACCGAACAGGTACAGTATCTGCTTCAGCGCTTTCGGGTTAGCAGGATAAGCCATTGATGCGAAAGCGGAAATCTTGTGCCCGCCTACACCTGTCTTATTCCAGTACCCGCAAACATCCTGAAGGTTCGCGCCATTATCAGTTGAGGGATTTCCTGGTACGTAACCTCCCACAGCCTCATACAAAGACAGGATGTCACTGTTAGGAAGAGTTACCTCATTTCCCGCATATGCTGTCCAGCCCTGAATCATGTGCCCTACTGCCGCACAAGTGCAGTCTCCTAGCTGATCATTGTAATACATTGGCCATGATGATACTAGTGATGCTCTGTCTACTACTCCCGGTGCTGCTGGCAGAGCGGAAAAATCTACATACTTCTCCAGAGTTAGCCTCGGATGAGTTTCCTGTGGATGAGGAGCCGTTCTTCCTAGCTTCCCTGGTGTCCTGTTACTGTTCATGATTCTCCTTATACTATTGATTTACCAATAGTATAGCAAGAATCACCACATTCTGCGAAGCTCCAGGTTATCCATGAAGTCTCTCGTCATCAGTCTTTCCGCGATTCTGTCCACCCTGGCCCAGTGCTTCTTCAGCATCTTCTCAGCATTCTCAAAAGCGTCAAATACGAAATCCTGATTATAGTATTCCTCAAGATAAAGAAGATCTTGTGATCCTTTGAACATGGAAGGAACGACATACAGAGCTTCAATGGTTTTTACAACATTCTGCCCACCAAGTTCCATCGTCTCACATGTAGTCCCGGCAATAGTTACGGCTGCATCCTGACCTTCAGTCTCAATCTCTCCTATCCGTGTCATGCCAAGATCACATAGAGGCGGCATCTTTATAAAAAGAACATCTAACCCTAATGCGATAGCTGATACAGCATGACCTGCTTCATGATAGGCAGTTTCTTTTCTTTCTCTGCTCATGACAGGTATTCCTCCACTCCTCTTGATATGAGTCTTACGTTGAGTCCTTCAGCATCCTCGAAGAAAAATTCCTCCCCCGAATTTCTGTCGGTTACAGACCATGTTACTTTCTTGTCTGCCCCGCACTGCGGGCACTCCTCTTCATAGACACCTACCTCACCTACAAGCAGAACTTCAACGATGTCATTTTCTGCTGGCTCATACTCTTCGCTGATTAAAGATATCCCTCCTCTGAGTTCTTCTGCGAAAAGTTCGAGAGCACTTATGGCTTCATCTGACGGAACATCATCTTTGGCCATGTGTCCTGCTAAAGCTTCTGCTGCTAAGGCTATACGTTCAGTGACCCTTTCCTCTAACCGAGCCTGAACAGCCATGATCGCCTTTTCGAGCGAATAAGGATTTGGCTCAATCATCTGCTCAAGTTCGTATACTTCATTAGCTGCTCTTAATAGATCTTCGTCAACTAAATTCATGCTACCTCCTTCTCCACCATTTTCTCTTATCCTCCAGAGTATTCCACGCCGTCTTTACAGACGCAGAAACTCTCTGAACCGACTTTTTCGCTTTTTTCGCGGCATCTCTGGAAGCTTTCCATGATTTATAGACCCTCTTAAGCAAAGATTCGGCAGCATTCATAATTTTCTCAAAATAATGCTGAACTAAAGCCGCGAAAAGAACGGCGCCAATACCTAAGTCACGAAATCTTCTCCAGAGATTCTCTGTCTCTGGCGGTTTCGCTGGTGGATGTGGCATCGTACTTCCTCCCCGCCCGAATGAATTCATACATAGCTGTAATCTCAGTTATACTCACTACAGTAAGCCAGAACGGACTCCATGAAGACTGCGGATAAAACTCTGAAAGGATGAAAAGTCCTCCTATAAGCATCAGCACAACTAAGATGGCTCTCCTGACATACTTTTTTGCCCTGTTAGTTTTTATCCACACCGGCCACCCTCTTGAGTAGTAGCCAGAACTGTAGGCGATAAGCCAAATTATAAAAATGTACCAATTTATTCCTTGCATAAACTACCTCCTTAACTACGGCATGCTCTGAGACCTTCTTCCGCTGCGTGTGATATCTCATCTAGCGCATCTAAAAGTTCTTCTCTTTCATCTTCAGTGATCTCAGCGTCGTTTATCTCATCAAGCATATCTTCCGATAAATCTAAAATATACCTGAAATCATCTTTTAACATTATTCTCCATAGACCCACTCCATTGTTTCTGTGTCCAGTATCCCCCAGTTTCCAGGACATCCATCACAGTTAAATCCGTTAACCCTTACCGGGCCATACCCAAAATCATATACGTCTTCCAGAGCCATGTGCTCATGACCATGCATCAGGAATGCTGGCTTTACATGATCAACAATGTCCTGCAGTTTTTCCATGTGAGCTTGTGATATGGCAAGATCTTTGTCTGGCCAGTTTGAGTGCGGGAAAGTAATAGGAGCTTTAGACGGCCTGTCATGAGTCAGCATTACATCAGCATGACCACCTGCAATAGCGTAATCTCTCTGCTCATCTGTGATCAGTTCCTCAGGAAACCAGGACACATTTTCCTCGCGGTAAGATTTATCAACAGACGCTGCTCCTCCCATGATCAGCCAGACTTTACCGTCAAGAGTAAACCGGTAACCTCTTCTCATCCAGTAGATGTGATCGGATATAGTTACCAGCATATTACAGTCATTCTCTGCCTGCTTTATAAGCAGCTTGTGATTTTCATGATTACCGTCCAGAAATTGTAACTCCGCGTCGTTCTCAGCAAGAATCTTCTCCAGCCGTACTCTGTATCCCTTCCCAAACTTCCCCGGCCAGTACCCAAAATCCCCTAGATGGTAAATGACACGGAATGGCTGATCTTCTAGCTGAGCCGCGATTTTGGGTACTGTGATTTCTGCCCAGTAAGCGTTTCCGTGCCAGTCACCTGCAATCGCGACCTTCATGTTATTCTCCTAAGCTGCTGCGTGCAATGGCCTCAAAGGCATTATGCCTACTCCTGCCATTACTTCTGTATCCTCAACATCCTTCCAGTAGAGTCTCTGTAACAGATCGAGATGGAACTCATGGTCATCTTGCCTGTCACACACGAGTTCCACCTCACCGTCTACGTCAAACAGTTCTTTCCTTGCCCGGCACAACATTTTTCCTCCTTAACTGATTAACTCCCTGACATACTTTTCAGCCTCATAATCTGAGGCGGTTGCGACATGTACACCGCCGTGACCACGGTGGTGGAATTCACAGAGCCAGAGAAGATTGTCAGCAGACTCCACCCACGACCCAACATGATCTGGATCACTGATTCCGGGATAGTCTGCTTCAAGCCACTTGAGATCCACTCCGTTTTGCAAGCTGAATTCAATGTGCGCGTGATGGAGTTCAAGTCCTCCTGAGCACTCGGAGTAATCGTTTCTGTGTTCCCCGATTGCGCATTTTGCTTCTGTTTTTGTCTTTTTCCTGTACGCTTCAAAGTCCACATAATGCGGATCATCCTTTCTCGCGGGATGTTCTGGGTAATGCATGAGATATTTGTGCGAAGATACCTGAGTATGTGCTGCTACTTCAGTCATAATGACTCCTAAAGAGGTTTTGGCATTCCTCTCTTTATCGTAGCATTATTCCTCGCCCTTCTTGCTCCTTCTTTGTCGCCGTTTCTGTTTCTGATTTTTGCGACGATTTCCCATAAAGCAGCAATAGTTGGGTCTTTATCCTGATAGGCAGCAGCAGCCGGAAATGGCGGCTTGTATCTTTTCCTTACGTTCAACAGCAAAACCACCAGTCACAATTTTTATTGCTGCATTGCACTCCTGACCACAGCGCATCTATAGCACTGCCGCAATCAGGGCACATGTCAGTCTGGTCTGCATCATCGTACAGGTCATCCATTACTCAGTCACCTCGCCGCTTCTTTCCGCGATCTATGGACCTTATCATTCCCCGGCCCATTCTTGCTGATGCTGTTCTCTTCCATATGAAGACCAGCACTGCAATGATTATGATTACGGCGGCAACAGCTATTAACATATCTCCTCCTACTCTATTTCCCAGCCCCACGAGAGAGCCGCAAAAGCTTCCTGAGTCATCATTACAGAAGTTCCTCTTCCAGCATTAACGACCATAACTTTACGCGGAGGATTATCTCCTGTTGCCTTGCCTTTTATCTTTGCTCTGTCGTTGTTATCAGAATGCTTATTCTGCCTTGGTGCAGTAAGCCATCCTGGGCTGTGCTTTCTTCTCAGAGGAATTTCCACTGGCTCTCCGGGCTGGCCTACATGAGGATCACTCTTGTAGAACCTCATACCGTTAGAGTCTATATAACCTGGACCTTCATATCTCCCGAAATTCTGCTTCATGACTATACCCTCCTTATTCCTCTCTTTATTTCTGCCGCACCTTTTTTCTTGTTTACTTCTACTCTCGGGCCACGGTCTGATCCCACGATTCTTCTTATCATGCTGTGTTCCCTGTTTTTGTCCGACTCAAGCTGGCTCAGTTTATCCCGTGCCTGGATGAATTTCCCGACGAGGTGCAGTGGTGGTTCCCTGCCAGTTTCTATTCTGTTCTGCATGACAATATCAGCACTGTGCATACGGGACATCCATTTCTTCAGCGGCTTGCGGTATTCCCCGTCTATTTTTGCATCTTCGTGATTAATCTGGTGCTGAATTCTGGCTCCCTGACTTATATCAGTTCGCCTGTTCAGGGAAAATACCCTCAGTATGAGAATGACCACTACCGCAATAACCAGGTAGATAACCGCATGCTCAGCGTCATCGAAGAGTACCACTAAGGCGTGCATGACTTACCCCTTTACTTTAGGCGGAGTCACCTTTGGGCCATGCAGTCCTGATGTGTGCCACCAGGTGGATACATCCGTAATAACATCATGCGTTAGATGACCAGCCGAGACAGCACTGATCAGCATCAGTATAACCAGTCCTGCGAATATCCTGATTATCCATTTTTTCATTGAAGAAAACATTTACTTCTCCTTCCTGTTAATCTGCCTCTTTACCCGAGAATACCTGTTTAAAGAGGTGGCGCACAGGAGTATCCGTCGTTCCGAGTTTTTCATCAGCCTTACCGGCTGCTTTCCTGATGCCGACGAACACGGCAACAACTGCCGCGAGAAACACGATCACGAGTACCGCAGTAAGGTAACTGCTGAGATGAGCAGTGGAAATTCCTGTGAAATTATTAGCTAAGTTATTCATTTTACCCCCTAAGTTTAGATGGCTGCATCCCGGCAGCCCTGTCTCTGCTGGTCACAGCCTACACTGTGCGGAGGCAGTTGTCAAGCCCCCGCGAAGATTTTTCCGCCTGCCCCTTGACAAGCCGGTCGCAGGCGTGTACAGTGGTACATGTAGCTAAGGGGTAGGGGATAGGCTGTAGCTCTTACAGGCTCCGCTTACGCTTCGCCTTACATAGCAGACAAGCCGGATGATGAGAAGGAGGATGATGTGAGATTAAGATTCTGGAGAAATGATGATGCTGATGAAATTAAGGTTCTTCAAAGAGCAAAAAATTCACTAACTGAAGAAACCTGGGCTAAGGGAGAAGACCTAAACGCTTTAGCTAGTCCGCCAAGAATGTGCATCATCACAGCAGTATCGATTGAGTCAATGAAGTTCACCAACCCAGGACTGTACGGAAGAACAATACAGAGGATCAGGCAAGTTCTTCCTGAAGGTCAGGATATTATCATCAGATTTAATGATGATTCATCAACAACACTTACTGATATACATGAAGTATTTGATAAAGCCATAGCGCTGAAGTGACACAGATAGGAAAGAGACTGAGGTGGCCGTATGTATGCTGCTTATGTGGCAATGGATTTGGGGAGACGGGTAAAGTTACTCGTATGGCCATTGCTCTGCCCGTTAATAAACCAGAAAGGTTTACTGCAGATGTAGTTATCTGCACACAATGCAAGGAACACACAATAGGTATGCTGATAACATACCTCGAAAACATGGAGGAATAAAATGAGAACCTTATCGAGAAGTCTTTCCGAACTTGCGGGCTCTGCCCGCAGGGCAGTTGAAACATACGTTCAGATCTTCAGGAACCCTCAGACATTCAATCAGGGGTCGTGGAGAAGTGCCAGCAGGTGTAACACTACCTTCTGCTTTGCCGGGCATGTTGCTAACAATGCTGGCGGCAAGTGGCTCGGCGGTCCTGAGTCAGACGTGTCTTCATCACTTCTGTATGATCCCGCAGTTGATACTAATCCAGTTGAGATTGAGGCCGATTACTTCGGCACTCCGATTAAAGTTGAGATAGTCTCAGCTTCAAACAGGGCAAAAGATCTTCTTGGGCTTAGCGAATATGACGCATATAGCTTGTTCTCAGGCGCGAATTCGCTGGACAAGATCAGGAGCCTGATCACTGAGTACTTCGGTGCTGATCCTCACGATTACCTGTCAGGCACAGAACTGGCCGAGCGGGGATACTACAGCTAAGATTTTTCCGGAAAAAGGTTACTAAACTAAGGAGAAGAAAAATGACTACTCTGACAAAAGAGCAGGCAATAGCTGTTAAGTACTACCAGATCATCCGTGATCATCCTGAGACGTGGGATCAGTCTACCTGGAGAAACCTGGATTCTGCGGCGGAAGAATATCCCCGTCCAGGTTCTTCCTGCCCGAAAAACAGGTGCGGCGCTAAACTCTGCTTCTTCGGGCATATTGCTGAAGGTGAAGGAGGAAGATGGGTTTCGGATAACGCTCTTTCTTCTTTTGCATCATCTCTTTTCGCTGAATCCGCAGATCCCTCTGACAGCGTGCAGATGTTTGATGTAAATCAGGACAGCTATCCCGGTCGCACGATCAGCATTCCTTATGTTTCTGTTGAGGTCCGGGTAGCGCGCCTCCTGGGTTTTGATGACCCAGAAGATGATGCTGTGATGGATCTCTATGATGGCGAAAATGAGCTTGAGGATCTCCGGGATAAGATCATGGATTATCTCGGTGTTGATCCTGATTCCGGGGAACTTGTGGATGATGACTGTAAATACTGCTGTGACCCGTTTATTTCAGACTTCAGCGATGGGTGGACAGACGGGTGGGATTTTGCCATTATTAACTAGAATCTGTAAACGCATCTGCATAATCTTCCGGGGTTTCTGCTCCTTGATCTGGAGTCAGGTAAAAATCATGTTCCAGGAAACCAGAGAGCAGAGGCTCCGTAAGATTGCGGAGCACAGCAGAAAACGTGAAATATACATAAGAGGAAAAACCATAGTTTAGGAGAGATATGTTATATCCAGAAGAACTTCAGCCGCAGATAAATAAGATCAGGAATTTGCGGGCAGAGTGGGTCAAATGGCTGGACAGCGGGGAGCTTGAGCAGACAACAAGCCAGTTAGCTGAATATGACTACGCCTCTTACTGCTGCTTAGGTGTAGCAGAGGAAAAGGTTGGCTACGTCTGTGATATTACGAGGGGTGCCGGTGGCGGGTACACAATGCCAGATCCTGATACTTACCGCAATTATGAAGACACGCTGTATGAGGATTCAGAGCTTCATAGTGCGCTCAGAGAAGCTCTTGGCCTGAGTGAGTCACAGCAGGATATACTTATCAGCCTCAATGACGAAGGAGCAAGTTTCGGGATGATTGCCAATGTGATCAGGCGGCTGCCGGTTTACGTCAATGGCAGTTACTACGACGTTTAAGACTATTGGTGACGCTATCAGTATGCTCCCGTTTTACATTGACGGGCAATATTACGACTAGAGGGAGGTGATAGCCATACCTGACGGGACACATCCCAGACCATGGAAATTAAAACCAGGCCCCTGATACGGCAGTTAATGTATCAGGGGCCTTTGGCATAAGGAGAGAAAATGAGCAAGGCTACGGGGGCAAAAAAGATAAAGCTCAGGGTGAGGATACGTATACTGGAAGCGCAGGTAGACGCTGAGAAGAGAAGAAATATCATCCTGAGAATTCTTCTGAGAGACAGGCACGAGGGAAATGAATGAGATCACTCTCATGCTGGTTTGGCCATGCACTTCCCTCTCTTCATGTATTCTGCACTCTTGATGACTGCGGGTGCTTCTGCCATATGGGCGGGGAAAATCTTAAGTACAGGAAGTACACTGGCTCAGAACTGAAAGGTCATGTGAAACGGATGAAAAGAAGCAGGTTCTACGTACCAGGAAAAGGCAGTTCAATTATGCGGAGGAAAGACGATGCAGACGACTGAAACCATAACAAAATACTTTTGCGATCTTTGCGGGGAAGAGCACCTGAAAGAAGATCTTAAAGAGTTCTCAAGGCATTACACTGATACAAGCTATTCAGGAGCTTTTACGTAGTTTCCGCAGGAAACTACGTAAAAGCTGATGTATGCAGAAGATGCAGGCTGATCAAGTTCATGCAGCGACTTGATGATTTTCTGGACAGCAAAATTTCTGGGAGGGAAATGCCAGCAAAGATATACGGAACAGGTGCAGACAGGATTATACCTGTATCTGTTCCCCCGCAATGGGAGGAGATAAGATGAGCGGGAAAGATAAGGGCATGACATCATGGCTGTGCTATGTGAACGTTCACATTATCTGCCGGGGAAAGCACTGCCAGTGTGAGTGTCATGATGAAAGCAGAAAAACAAGAAACGGTATAGCATACCCTGATCCGTGGCACAAGACTAAGAATATAAAATGAAACTGAAAAGCCACGACTGGATATGGGGCTCCCTTGCATCAAGATGTGCCAATTGCGGCCTGCCGTGGTTTGCTGACAGCAGCAGGGAAACGGCGGTAAGAAACCTGTCCAAAACATGTGAAGGAGCTAAAGGATCATGGGAGCGGCTCCAGAAGAAAATAAGGAGGGATAATGAGCGGAACGTCTGAATTCTGGCTTGGGATAATAATTTCGGCAGTAATAGCATTACTGATAAGCGCATACTTTTATTCTCGCGGCAGAAAAGATCTTGATAAGTCAGAGATACGGACAAGGAAACATACAGGTCTGCTGATGCGGGTCATACAGAGGGAACAGGTTTCCAAAGGCGCTGCAGAAGGGAAAACAAGAGTTTCAGCTGAAGTAAATTCTGAGTGGAATATTCTGAAGAAGGTGTTCCCCTGGACGATGATAGCACTTATAATTATACTGGCACTGCTACTTTTCATACGATAGGAAGACAAAATGAACCCGTACACTTTTCTGGGGCTGTTCCTGGTGACAGGAATAGTCCTGAGTATATTTCATGCCCAGGCAGTTAACAGGGCGCAAAGATCAGCAAATCGCCACCTGGAAGATGCTATCTATGCAGAATGGGGTAAGAGGATGGCATACATAGAAAAACTGATGCTAGATCCGGATGCTGTAGAGAACATAGTAGAGAATATGAAAACTATGAATCCTTCAGATGGGAGGATAGACAGGATGGGTAAAAGTTATAAGAAAGACTGATACTGTCAGGGTAAGCTATGTAAATATCTGTAATTTTTATCTGGCGTCCCCATATATGCCCATATGCCCGTTTAACTATGGGGGTGCCCGATTTATCATCATTTTACCCTCCACTGGCTGGCATAACGGACATGTGATGCTATTGTGGGTCATGTCCAGGAAGTGGAGGGTAAATCATCATAGAGCACTAACTAGGAGGAAGTGGGGGATATCAGAGTCATGGGGAGTAACTGAGGAAATATGTGGTATGCAGCCATAGAGCACTAACTACGGTACTATGACAGACTATGGGGGACATAGGGTGTTATGTCGTTGTATCTAGTACTATGTTCATCTATGTAATCTTCATTGCACTTCTTTCCCGCGAAAATGTGTTATGTCCTTTGATAGTCATAAAAATACCCCAGGCTGGCTGCCTGGGGCGGGATGTCCTGGTTAGAGGCTGTTTGTGTGGTCTATGTATCCTGCGAGGTAGTATGTGTAGTATTTCTTCTTATTGTCCAGAGCCTGGCTGATTTGCAGGTGATCAGCCAGAATAGGCCATGATCGCACGGGTCCATCGCTTTTGACTGTTTGCTCAGCAATGAAGTCAATTCGCTCCATTATCGTCTTTTCAGCCGATTTCTTCGCTTCAGCGTCTTTGCGCACTTTGAGTGTTCCGAGGCTTTGGGCGGTTATGTCCAGTATGGTCGATATGGCCCATTCACCCTCACTTGTGAGATCCGCCACATAATGGTACCGATCTGCCTCTATGAGACTGAATGCGACAGGCCAGTTGCTTCTGATGTCCTTTGCGGTCTTTTGCGACTCATCGTCACCATTGGCCAGTTCCTTCATGTTTGAGCTGATATTGGCGATTGACTCATTGATGTACATGATTGTCTCCTTTTGTGTTATTTTGCGGCTTTTGGGTGCTGGCGCGGCTGGGCTAGTCCTTTTTGCCCTCTATGAGGAGGCTGATGTAGTATCCGTACCACTTAAGCTGATTTGCGAGCAGGCAGTATCTTTCGCGCATTTCAGCACAGAACTCGGCGAATTCGTAAGGATGACCAGAAAATCTGTTTTCATCGGTCATGCCCCTGATTGCCGCCTTGATCCCGGAATCAGGGTCTTTGCGGTCTTCGTACTCCTTGACCTTTCTGAGCAGTTCGTCTCTTAGTGCCCGGATTGTAACATCACAGTCATTATAGACTGATTCGACCCATCCGCTCATTACGAGGGTTATGACCTGATTTGAGTACTTCCAGAATTCTTCGGCTCGCTTCAGGGCATCTTGTGCCGTTTTGTCACCTTTGGCCAGGTTTGCCTTGAGTCTGGTGATTTCATCAGCTATGAGGTTAAGCTCTGACTTCTTCACGTTATGCTCCTTTTATGCTGTTTTGCGCGGATTTACGTGGTCTTGGGCTAAATCTCCTGGTACCAGCGGTATGTCTCCAGTTGATCCGTTGTGATCTTCTCGTCCAGCATTGTCATGGCGTCATCCATTTTGTCCAGGTTTGCTATGATCAGTTGCTGCTTCTCCACATCTGTCATGCTGAAGGCGAAATCTGCCTTCATCTCCCACATGTCCCGCTTTGCGTATGAATGGGAGTAATATGCGTCTCTGCTGCTTTTCTGGTATGTGTCCGCCAGGTCCGCGTGTGAGAGGAATGCACCCATGAAGACATGTTCGAGGACAATTGCCTCCTTTGGATCCAGAACAGCACCCATGAACATTAGGCCGTCCTTGCCCTGATTTGACGGGTGAGCGGCATATGAGCGGAAGAAGTCCTGCTTGTCCTGAGTTGTCATCTTGAGAGACATTTTGTCTTAGTTCTCCTTGCTTGCGTCGTTTGCCAGGAATATCCTGTGCCTGCCCTTTTCGCGCCCCAGTGAGGCGATCAGGTAGCTTATGAGTGTTTTGATCACTTTACCTCCAGATTGCGATGATCAGGACGGCTGCGGGGAAAATGGCTGCCAAGGTGAAACTTATGGCATTTGCCACCTTTGCTCCCATTTCAGTAACTTATGCTCGCTTGCCCCGCTTTGCCCTCATTGAGGAAGTCCATAACGCTTGTCATCTCATATCCTGTTATGAAAACGCAGGTGTCCTTTTCTCCCTCATTCTTGATGAATATGAACACATTTCCGTGCTTGGTACGCTCGAAGATGAGTTCTGACGTTTTGCCCTTAGTTATGATGCTCACGTCCCTTTTGCCCGCCAGCGCGGCATCCATAGGGTGATCTGCTGCGGTTGGGGTGAAATGAGGTACCATGCCCGTTTCCTCCGTAAGTCCGTTTTGATCCTTCACCCGCTAGAACAAAGACTAGCGCGGGTGTATTCCCGCCGTTACATGATTGTTACATGATCATGGTTCGCGGCTCTGAGAGCGATTCTAACAAGATCAACAACAGACCCTTACTCAGGTATGCAGACGGCTCTGTTTGGCCCGTACGCTGCATCGCTGCAGGTCACAGCCCTATGCAGACAGGCTGCCATCCTGGCCAGGATGGCAGCCTGTCTTTGACCGGTTTGATATAGTTTTTACCTTCCGTACCTGTCTAGTGTCCTTTCGAGCAACTGGTTAAATATGTTCTCTTCCTCATCTTCAACCTTTATGCCGCGATTGACAACCTGCGTCACCTTGCGCTTGGCTTCCACCAGTTCATACATGTCCTCGTCTATTGTCTCCATCCCCACCATGTACCACGCGGTGACTGCATTGTCCTGGCCTATCCTGTGTGCCCTGTCTTCTGCCTGATTTTGCTTTTCGGCGTTCCAGTACTGCTCTGTGAACAATACGTCACTTGCGGCGGTTAGTGTGTGTCCTTCCGCTCCGGCCATGAATGAGACGACTATGACGTTTGACTCTTTTGCCTGGAAACGCTGCTTATGCTCATCAATGCTCTTTGAATCCTGGCCTCCGAGGATATGAGTTACATTGTGTCCCGCTGCCCGCAATCCGTTAATCATTGCGGTTTGCACATTCTTGTGAATTGCGAACACAATTAGGCTGTTACCAGACTCCAGAAAGTCATTTGCCCATTCTAGGGACTGTTCGATCTTTGCCGTCCCTACTGCGCCCCTGAGAGCGTTAAGGTAGACAATGGCCTCTGCCTTTGTCTTTGCGGCCTTTTCTGCTCCTTCACGTGCCATGCGCACGTATGTGCTCATTGCTGACGACGTGAGAGCTATGAACTGCGCTGACCGTGTTTTGGGGGGAAGTTCCCTGAGTACGTCTGTTTTGGTCCTTTGCACCATACACGTCTGCCTGAGCCATATGTGCAGTTCTTCTGTATTTGTCGCACCATTGAATGACATCCACTTTGCGTTGCCGTTTTTCGCTTCTGGCTTGCAATAGCGGTATTTGAACCAGCTTACGGAACCTTCACCCTTTGTGCGGGGGTTTAGCACACCTAGCACCACTAGCTGCTGTACTAGCTCAATTGGCCTGTTAAGCACTGGAGTGCCCGTTAGCTCCATAACAAGAGCATTATCGGCAAGCATGCACTCACTGCGGCGCTTTGTCTTATTTCCGTATGCATCCTGCTCTTCTATGGTGAGATTACCCGTAAGCTCCAGGATTGCCTTGGTTCTGTCTGCTTTCTCGTTTTTGATGTAGTGTGACTCATCACACACCAGCGCGCGAAGTTTGGGCAGGTAAGGTATGTATGAGGCCACTATGTTATAGCTCATGATGAGAATGTCCGCTTTCATGAGCCTTTGCCCTGTATTCTTGCTTCCGTACACATGTACGGTCCTGTGAGGGATAAGAGCCTTGATTTCCCTTTCCCACACGAATTTAAGGTTTGACGGGCACACGACCAATGCCGGGTAAGCCTCTTTTGTCTCAAGTGCTGAGATTGCCTGTCTTGTCTTGCCAAGACCCATGTCATCCGCATTCAGGCAACCAATGAATGGTGTGTCCTCATTGCGGCGTGTGATCATGTATGCCACGCCTGCCCGCTGATATGGCCTAAGGTCATCCATGATAGCTACATCCACATTTGTGTCATGTGCCTTGGAATCAGCTATTGTGGCCTCTATTGCAGCGGCTTTTACCTCTTCATCCGCTCTGCCCTTTTCGATAAGAGCGCGTGCCTCGCCCGAAATGGTCAGCTTGTACTCTTCTGCCAGTTTGTACAGGTAAACTGACGTGCTGACATGATTTATCTTGTTTGGCCCGTCCCATCGCCTGCCAGGTATTGCGCGGGTGACATGCAGAGGGATTTGCCCGAAAAACTCCTCCTTGATGATGATATGACCATCCATCACCTGAATGTGCGCCTCTTGTGCGGTTTGCTCAGGAGGTGTGTAATTTGCCGCGAGTGCCTGCATTTCCTGCTCCTGTGCAGCGGTGAGGCTTATATCCAGACCAAGGATAGTTGATGCTGCTTTCCCGTTAAGCTCTGAATCCCACGATTTGCCCGCATATGTGAACTCAAAGTCATTTCGCTTAAGCTCATTCTTAATTGAGAATGAATTGAAGACTTTGACCACATTGCCCGTTATCTTAACGTAAGGAGCATTCTTGCGCTTGTATTCCGCTTGCCGTGCTATGTCCCTTGCGCTGTAAACATCATGACTTTCGCTGATTGGTGCCAGTTTGATGGTTCCCAGATCGATATCGTGATCCATAAGCTGATTGCGGTAAGTTGGCAGCATACGCGAAACTTCAGCAGCTAGTTCTGCATTCCACTCACTTACTGGCATTGCTGCTACTCTGCGCCCGAATTTGGCGTCCTGCCCGTTAAACCCGACAAAATCCCTTGCCAGTGCGCCATCACAGACAGCAGCAAGAGCGCTGACCGCTTTGTGCAGATCTTCGTACATTGCCCGGTTTCGCCTCCTTGATTACGTTGTGGTCTAACGGGACTAGTAACAGTGCTGGCCTGGTGAGTATTCCCGTTACCCGTGAGTAATTTTCTAAGCCATTCTGACAAGATCATTTAGCTACCCTCACTGAGGTATGGCTAGCCTGCTGTTTGCCTGTCAGCGTTGCCCTGAGAGACGCCTAGACACAAACATGCCCCGTGGCCACTGGCCACGGGGCATGTCTGGTTTGTTCTAGTATGGGCGAGGTGAACCGTAATCCTTGCCCGTAACTGCATACCAGTAGTTTTCCACCGCCTTCTTAGCTTCTAGCAGACTTGAGTGGGTTGCCTGCCGGTATTCCTTGATTGCGCAGATTTTGTTGCCAGCGAGCATTTCACGCACACATGCAGGGATCTGTGAGGGATTGGACCATCCAGGCGGAGTTACCGGGGGAACAGCCGAAGCCTTCACCTCTGGGCGCATTGGCGCGAAATTGCTGAACACATCGGTTCGGTCTATGACGTAACCGCCGTCCGAAATTACCTGCACCCATTCCACATTGTCCATTGTGAGAAGCTTCTCACCATCGCTGGAATGGGTGAGTGCAAACAGGGTAGGGAAGTTCTGACCTGAAAACTGCACGACTGCGATCATTTGCCCGTTTCCTCCGATTTTCTCGATTGTGCCTAACGCTATGAAGAACCAGAGACCAAGATCATTTATTCCCGTGATCCTGAAAGTTTTTCAAGATCTTTTTACCTGCCCGAATAATCCGGGTAAGCCTTCTTCCACTCATTCAGGTAATAAACATACCATTTCTGAAGATTGTTCAGGGTGTGAGGAATGTCCAGCTTGTCTTCAAGAACAGTTCTGCTCGAAAATGGGCCAATATCTACAGAAACCGACTCCTTGCGAATTATTTCCGCAATCTGATCCTTGAGACTTTTGTCCGGGTCTTTCCTTTCCTGCCATTCTGCGACGATCTTTTCCAGTTCGTTACGAATCTTCTGCAAGCTACGAATTGAGTAATCAGCCCTCGGACCCACGGAAAGAATAACAGTACCAAGATGGAGATAATGCGCAAGAGGGTAAGTTACATCGTAAGCATTCCTGAGTTTGGCAAGAGCGACATCAGCCTCAATATCACCGCAATCGGCAATCTGATCTGAAGCCATGTAAATATAAGTTGCGTTTTCCTTAACGGTTGGCATTGTTTTTCCCTCCGCTTTCATTTAGGTCTCAAAATTGTTTACGAATTTTATTTCATTTAACTAATCTTGCTTTTGCTGTGCTCTGCATTCAGGAGAATTACCGCGCTGACTGCCAGGCCGATGATTCCGAGAATAAATCCGAGAAAGAAGCCTAGCCACGCGGATTTACCTGCTTTCATTGTGCAATACGCGCTGGCAACTCCAATCACACACCATATGAATATCCAGATAACTATCATTTAAATCATCACGCTTTCAAGATTGTCTGTGTCATCATACAAATCATAATCCGCGCAGTCCTCAGCATTTTCCTGAATGAACCTGACCCGGTCACTACGCTGGACGTGCCCGCCATTGCCCTTAATTCTGCGGTATGCTCTGCGCTCGTCCCTTTCAGAAGCAATAGCGTCTTGCCTGCGAACCTTCTTGCTGTTGAGTCTTGCCGTGGCGCTCATTTCTTTCTCCTCCTCGTTCCTGGTAAGCTTTCACAGCTAGCTTACCAGGATTCCCCGCGTTGTCAAGAGCTAGTTTTAGCTGAAGTAGTAATAGGTCGTGTCTCCTATTTCCACCTCATCAGTATCTTCTGTCCGCTTCTCTGTTACGTCATCCCAGTTAATGCAGGAATAAGGCAGTTCATCAAAATCAACACCGTAAACGATTTCAGTAAACTCCCCCTTAATATATTCATTAAGGTGAGTTCCCCGGACAAGTTGGCCATCTATGTAATAAGGCTCCAGATTCTGGAAAACCTCCGCAAGCTGCTTCAGTTCCTCCATAGCACCAGCATCTGTGACATCATCCACAATCTCAGACATTCTCTCCGCCATGTCCTCAAGGTACAGAATATCAGCGGTAAAATTAGTGGTGTTCATTTTATCCTCCTAAATAGATTTATTTACTGTAAACGCCTGTTGGCGGGCCGGATATCCGGCCCGCCAACATTTTGCGGGGATTTACTCGGCAGGTGACTGCTCCAGCCACGCGTTACGGCTAACGGCCTGCGACTCGTCCACAACCGGAGCCGTGAACTTGACCATAAGACCCTTCTCCTTAGCCCAAGTGCGCATCTTGGTCTGAGCACTCACGTCAGCAGCCTTGTTAGGGCTGGAGAAAGGAAACAGAAGCTCAGGATCACGCAGCGTGGCCAGAAGACCAGTTTCCATGTTCGGGATTTCAGCAGCCTTACGACCGCGCTTGCTCTCCTCACGAACACCCTTCACACAAATGCCATTCAGCAGCGTGGGGTCGGCAGTCTGGACAGCGCCACGGCCTGAGGTCTTAGTAGTCATTTTGAACCCTCCATTTTTCGGTCTGTGTTTTTATCTGTGAGGCTTGGTGCCTCCCTCGCTTTCAAGAGCAACACTACCTGGTCACGCAACCGCTGTCAAGATGTTTTCTCAAAATCTTTTACACGGCGCTGTTCCAGCGTTACTGCATACCCAACTACCCCTGTAAAGAAGACAGCTAGCAGCACGATAGCAACCACAACCGCGTTGTTGTAGAGGCTGACAAAGATGCTGACACCTACAGCTAGCAAGGCAGCAACCCACGCGCGCATAAGCCTTACATCAGGCTTCTTATTCATGCCCAGTTTTTCCCTCAATTGCTCGAAATCTTGTGGCTTGATGTCAAATCCGGTAAATGCCCGGTCTGGCAGGTGAGAGACCAGAATAGCCGAGGAAGCCACAGCCCTCTGATAATCAGTCATATTGTAGGCTTCCACGTCCATATGGCCAAATGTCACCTCAACGTTGCCGTTTGACATTTTGTGCACTCTTACTGCTTTACGCGGCATCTCACTCTGCATTGTCATTTTGCACCTTCTTATGAGTGCTTATTACGATGTGTGCCATCTGAAGCCATTGTGCCTGAGATTTTGCTGAAGTGTCCTCCCATTTCAGGCCCTTATAACGATTTACCCTGGCGAAATGATCGAATGCAGCCTTTGCGGCTGCTTCTATAGGTGTCATATTTTCGCCTCCAAAATTACGATTTATGCTGGTAAATCAGTTTTCTTCTGCTTATGTCCTGAACTTCAGCACAATGTCAGGATAATTGCGCAGTACAACGTCTTCATGAATAACTGTACCGCCCATACCAGTTCTCCGGATAACTCCTGCAGTGAACACATGGAACCAGTCATGTGTCTTTTCGCTGTACCACACATCATTTGCCTTTGGTGGCCAGTTGGCCGGGTCTGTGCGGGCAATGACTGAACTAGACAGGCTGTTGTCAAAAACCTCGTGATAGTTGTGATTCCTGTCATCTGTCACAATATACCCGCACCGGTAACTCTCACTCGTTCCGGGCAGGTGTTTAACAACACCATCGAACTCTACATGAACCTTGTCGCCAACGCTAAACCTGTTCATTTTTCCTCCAGATTTCGTTTAAGTTTCGTTTATGATTACGAGTTTTATTTCGTTTTACTCCGGGTTATTTTCCGGATGATCTGCTGTGTTGGGCAGAGGGTTAAAATACAGCGTGCCTCTATAGTCACTATTCACAAGAGTATTGCATGCTGAAGTATCATCTTCTGAAGAATAACCAGCATCAGCCAAAGCAGTCTTCACACGGTTAGTGTATCCTCTGGCAGACCTGCCGTAATCTCCGCCAACGTAATAGAAAAGCGCTGCAAGAGCCTCAGCCTCATAATCAGAAAGCTCAAGAACAACTCTCTTAACTTCAACTGGCCTCTGCTCAGTAACCTTCTTAACTGTTGCCTTTGCCATTTTTTTACTCTCCTTAAAAGGTCATGGATACTGCAGTTGTCTTTACTCAGCTTCCCTGAACTCAACTTTCTGAATAGTCCAGTCCGGATGATGGTTCATCTGACCAGTCCAGTTAATCATTTGCGGCTGAATCTGACCCCAGCCTGAGTGAGTACCATCCACATAATGGAACCTGAATTCCATTCTCTTAACTTCTGGCTTGACTTCTGGCTTAACTTCTGGTGCAGAATCAGTAACCTCAGTAATTTCGATGAGGTACTTCGTCATTTTTCCTCCTTAAGAATTCTGGATAATATATTAACGGCCCCCGCCAGCCGCTAACATGTCAAGTCCCCGCACCACTCTACTCAGGAAATGACTCCCATACAGTGAAAGCTAGATAAACATGCCTTCCTCCCAGAATTGGGTACAGTTCTCCTAAACTATTCACATTCGCAATGTTACCTATTCTTCCAACCTGAATATCATTAAAGCTCTCAGATCCCTTTGCCTTGCGAAAATTAAAAATCTGGGCTGACATTCAGTAACCTGGCAAATGCTGTCCTTGGCGCAGCGAATGGCAGATTTTACCAGCTATCCTCCGAGGGAGCCGTTCCGCTCCGTCTGAGAACTACTCTACTCGCTGGCATGCTCCGTGTCAAGACCTGTACCAAGGTCTTTCGGAACTTCTTTCGCTGGCAGTGCTGCGAGCGTTGTCACAACGTCCGACATGTCCTGTCTTAGCAGCTTATGGCTTTCCAGCAGTACATCAGTTTGCGCTTTATTTTTAAAATGTATCCATGTTGTTATTACAACTGCTGCGGCTAAATTAGGCCACACAGGCGTCCAGAAATCCCTGATGAACAAATCATGCCAGAAAAATAACACGGATAACTGCCAGAAGTCAGGGGATATAATCTCACTTAATTATATCCCCTGACAGTTAATCAGGCAGTTTCCTCAATTGCCTGACGTACAGCCTGTCCCCACGGTACCTGACGATCCTGGTGACGCTGAGCCTTTTCCAGCAGATTCAGTGCATCAGGTCCAATGTACTTCTGAAGCACCTCATGACGGGAAATAGGCACAGTATTTCCGCTTGATGTGAATCCTCTGACGGAATCATGTGTCGCGCCTGACATTTCACTTAGCGGAATTCCCGCAAGATGAAGCATCCATCCTATCAGGCAAGAAGGAGCACCATCCTCCACATAAACACAGCTAGGTCCGCCACTAGGAGCCTTGTAAACAAATTCTTCCTTTGCATCTACAGCGCGGCCAAGATAATAAATAGCTATTTCTCTTGACATACGAGTCTTAAGAAGTTCCTGCCTTCTGGCTTCTGCCGCCTTTGCTGCCTGCTTTTCCTCTTCAGCAGCCTTCTGCTCTCTTAACTTCTTTACCCTCAATTCAGCCTCCTTGACCTGCTCATCAAGACTAAGACTTTTCTCAACTGGCGGTGGCGAGTCATAACTAATCACCATGCCGTAACTATCGTAACCATACATTTTTATTATCTCCTTTTTCTGTTTTATTTTTCCGGAAAATCAGTCAGGACTGGTCATCTGGACCAGTCCTGACTCATACAGTAAAGCTTAGTTTAGCAACCATCATATGGTGCCCAGTTATTCTCACCTCCTGGAGCAGCCATAGCAGCGTCAAATACCTGATTTTGCTCAGAAACAGAGGCATCCCCGAAATCTCCGGGATTTCCTCCGTATGCTGCCCAGGTAGACGCGCTGAACTGATAAAGACCATAGTGGCCGCTTGAATTCATTACCTGAGGATTTCCGCCCGATTCGCGTGAAATAACGCACTGCTGAAATCCGCTGCTTCCACTGTAAGTTGAATCCAGTGGAGTAGCATGCTCAACCGGCTCAGTCTCTTTGACTGATCTAGGTAACGGCTGAGATTTTACATAGGCAACCGGAGCCACATAGGGCTCTAAATTAGCCGGTTGCGCTGGGATCTGACGCGGTAGTGGTGGTATACTGAGAGTTTCGCCTGTGCTGATCTCGTCAGCCCATTTGATATCGTTCGCGTAATAGATAACTGGCCAGTCAGCCGCGTTACCATATACATCCTCAGCAATCTGGGATAAATTCTGACCTCGCTGCACAATATACTGACCGGGTGACATCTTAGATGTCAGGCCCATGAGATAATATCTCGGGTCATGCTGTGCGTGGTTAAAACTAACACTACTTACAGAAACAGTTGG